TCAAGGGACGGCTCGATAGCTCCCGTTGCGGCGATTAAGTTTTCGCTAAAAACCGATTGCGGAGATCAGTTTCTGCGCTGTTGGGTCGAGGGGAGTTTCGACGCTATACGCAGCGAGTGGCCGGAAGTACCAGAAGCTGTGTTCATTGGCGCTGATCCGCTACATCCTAATACTCAACAGACTAGTACAGCCTCGCTCGACGCAGCCATTGCCGAGGCGATTGCAGACGAGAAGCGCAATCCTTGGAAACAAGCAATCATCAACGAGTTGGCCGTCAGCTACGTCCTGCACACAGACCACGAGACTGATCCCGTCAGGGCGCTTGCTGCGTTGGTTGATTACGAGTGCAAGGTGGCGCTTGATCCTGCCGTCAGCAAAGAGGCACAAGCACTGATTGAGCCGTACCACAAGGATGCTGAGCGGTATAGATGGCTGACGAATGACCATGATAGTCCCGACACACGGAAAGCATGCCACGACATTTCTGCACGCATACCCGTAATGAGTTACAGCGCGGCTTCCCAAGCAATCGACGCAGCAATCGCAGCGAAGGGAGAGAACGAATGACCCCCTTGACAATTCCCCTTCTATGCTCTACAATAAAAGCATGTTTCAAATTTTTGAAGGAGAGAACAATGGAAAAGGATAAACTGGTGCGAGACGTGATTGCTGCTACGTGGGTTATTGGGATTGTTATAGTGGTGCTGTCAGTTTTATTTTGAAGGGAGAAACCAATGAACAAACGATTTGATCTCGAAGCCGCTAAGCGCGGCGAGCCGATTCTTTGGGATGGACGCCCAGCCAAATTCGTTGCACACGTCCCAGAAGCTGCCGAGATGTATCGCGTTGTGGTGCTACTTGAAAATGGCCAGATTGGCACTTGCGCAGAGGACGGGAAATGGTCGCTGTGCCAATTGTGATAATGGCACCTCGCAAAGAGAGGACGGTTGGGTATCGAGATTATTACATGAGGATGAATGGGATTCTTTATCGGGACCACACTTTGGAGGGTCATGGATACTCATCGATAAAGCGGATTGAGGCGAACAGTGGATTCGTCCGCTGGATTCACCCCGAATGGCAATACGACGAGGTGGAGCTGTGAAACCATCCATCTTATCAACACAAATCTTGCATTTTAGTGCAATAAGATGGAACAAAATGTTGCCTTCAAATTTTTGGAAAGGAGGGTATGATGGTACTTACAACAAAAGAAGAAGCTATTCAGAGAATCAATCTGTTAGAGGATTTAATTCTCTGTAACGAAGAGGAGAACAGAGTAGCCGCAGAGGAAATTGACGCTCTGTACTTCCTTATAGACAATGACGAGCTTGAATAACCAAATCCTAAATTTTCAATTTCCAGATTCTGAATTTACACATTTCAAATTTCTGGAATCTGCTTCTACAGAGTGTTGACAGGATTTGTGTAGCTACAATAATTAGTGCTTGATGTAACTATGGCCGTCAGGGTTCTCTATAAAAGGAGGGCTCTGGCGGCCTATTTGTTTGCCCCATGAGACGTAACAACGCACCCCTCATTAACTAATTAGGTCAATATGGTTGCCATTTATTAGTGTAAAATCTACTTGATTTCTGTTATACTTGGTTAGATATTAGTAGAAAACACATAATTATGTAGCTGAGACATAATTTGATATATATCAAGAGATAAATAGGGACAGAGAGCTGCATCCATAACAGCCCGCTGCAGCCTAAACACCTTGATACGTCAAGTATATTGACCAATCCTACAGCCACCCATCTGCTACCAAGATGAATAATACCCGGATAAGATTGACAACTAATCTGTCGCCTACAAGCGACAAGAATCTCAGGGAATAATGGACAGATTAGACAAAAAGTGTAAAAGTGTCAGGAGAGGTGGAGATAAAATGTCAAGGGATGAAGAAAAATAAATAATAGGGGAGGCATTCTACAGAAAAATCGTGGCGGGAATTTCCAATGGGAAATATACATCTCCATTTTTAGTCCCATATCCTCACGGGGCATAAATCCTGAAAAATGTGCGCAGCACAATCATCCAAGACCCTGTTGATGAGGGGGTCTTCCAAATCGCATCCGAATAGGGAATGGCTATCGAAATCCAGCCAAATCGATAGCCTGCCGCTATCCGTAGGGCAAAAGGGGCTTGTTAGCCTTTCCAGCGGCTTAGGCCGGTCGGGCTTGCAAACCTTAGAGGGCAGGAAGGTTTAGCTTCTACATACTCCGGGCGAGACTTGGCCTCAAAAGTGAATTTGATTTTTAGATTGTAGAGGATGGCAGGATGAAAGACTAATTGTATTTCGCTATCAGTAATCGATAATCAATAGCTTGCTAGATTCTTCTTATGAAGCTATTACGCGTGCGCGTCTGTTGACGTAAATAGGCAGGGCTATCATTAGGAAAACCCTGTTAGGGATTCTCCCTATAAAATAATTCTTGCAATGCCCTGTAGAGCATGTAGAATTAAATTGTCAGCTCAACAAACAACCCGGAGAACCCATCGTGTTTGAAGCCACCAAGAGTATCTTTCGCCAGTGTCTTGATGAGGCCATAGCGGAAACGTTAGAGAATGATCCTTCGCAAGATCGCGATGAGCTTGTCCGCGAGCTTGCCGCACGCTGGAGTTTTAACGTTAGCGATTATCTGAATGAAGGGGCGGAATAATGGTACACATTCACAAAGCAGCCCGTACAGGCTATCATCAATGGGGCCGTGATGCAGCGATACGGTTTCTTATGAACAGGTGCGGATATAATCTGAACACGGCCCGCAGATGCCTTACGATTGCGCTTCAGTGTGAAGCAGTGGCTTAGTGTTATCAATAACCCTTTAATCAATTGGAGAAATGGCTAAAGCCATACATCATGAACATCAATCGTCTTTCTCTGAGCTGGTCTATCTCTCGCGGTCGTGATACATATGGCTATAACATTTGCAGGCTTGACAGCCGGGATACAGGTGCACGCTATCGTTGTAGCGGTGGCGGATATGATATGGTGGGGACAGTATTTGGAGACTTTCTCGAAGCAGAGCACCAAGCACGATTGCAGGCGTGGGCACACAAGCAAGTAATGGAGGATGCCGGGTATGTCACAAATGGGTATAAGCGGCTTGTAAACGGTCATCATGGCATTGTAATCAAGCCGGATGGCATGGTGAGCCTTGATGGCGCATGCGGGATAGAATCAATGCTTAGGATTGCCGATGCCATTGGCCTTGACGTAGAACGTGAATACATCAAAAAGGGGAGCAATCGTGGGCAGACAATCGGCTGGTTTGTTTGTGTTAAAGGAGAATAAGCCATGCGTCAAATCGACACACTCAAAAACCTTGCAGGTAGGCGGCTATTCCTATCTGCTGATACGCCAGCTCAAAGCAAGATTGCGGATAGGCTGGGGCTTGATATCCGTATTGTCTCGCAAGCCATGAATGGCGAGGATGCTAACACGTGGCACCTGACACAGCACGAAAGATACCGCGATAACATGACGATAACGTTCAGCCTTAGCAAGTGGGGGCTGCTTAAGGACAATTCTGGCCCAGATGCTACGTCTACATTGTTTCGCGTATTGCGTAGCGCCCCTGAAGGCGGAATAGAGGCCACGCCATTGTGTGAGGCATTGTTAGCGCGTGGCGTTACGTGGAGTCGCAAGAGGGCTTTACAAGAGCTTGCACGGCATGTAAAATCTGGGCTAGTGGTGAAAACCAAAGTATCTGGTGCGATTAACTTTTAAGGAGCGATGAATTATGGAATACTTCTCTACATACTATTATGCAAAAAAGGCATACCCGAATGCTATTATACGCAAGGTGCTGAATTACCATGTAAACGTTAGAGCTGGACAATATACAGCCTTCACTGACTACACCACCTATGAAATATGGAAACGTGCGGGCCACGTTAAATAAGGGGTTTATGATGAAATGTACATACTGTAATCGTGAGATAGTGTTAGTTCCGTCTGCGTCTGAACGGGCAGAGAAGCATGGTGGCAAGGCTAGTGATTATACAAAGCTCTTCACAGCGCACAGCGAGTGCCAGATAGCAGCATGGTACAATCGGCCGAATCCCTACATCGGAAAGGTAGGCAAATAACATGCAAACAAACCAAGCATACGAAAAGCACGTTAATACAAAAGCTCGCAAGAGTTGGCAGGAAGCTATGCCTAAAGGTAAGGCTAACAAGCCAGCCCGCGGAAAGGAGCGTATACTGTGAAAACGTTGACAGTTAGAGACGATACACTCGGTTTTAATCCAAAAGGCGGTTTTCTTGTTTGCCTGTACATGGGTAAGACGCTGGCAATCTTTCATTATGGCGACACGTATTTCGGCACGCTGCAGGAGGCATTAGCCAAGGTGGGTATACTGATGGGTGAAAAGGGCTTCACGCATAGCCGGGTGATAATGAATTAGTTTGTGCAGGGCAGCCCTATCAGGGTTCTCCCTATTAGGGATAGTCATTACATACTCAATCGCTAACATGTCTATAATCCTTACATGAACAACGTTTTTTGAAGGATAAAGAATCATGCGCAACACAATCAATGAAGCAGTGATGAAAGCCACTGGAAAGAGTCTTCCTGCTGCCGCAGTTTTTGTGTGGCAACTCGCCTTTGTTGTATGGGCAAATGATGAAGAAGGTGTTTGTATCTTCCGTCAGGATGCATCAAACGATGCTGCCTATCGTGCCGGGATCAGCGCTCACGGTGTAGGGGTTTAATCATGGCACGTAGCGAATACACAGCAAACATTCAGGGGTTTTCGGCTTGCGCCTCAAAGGGCAGGGCTGCTAAGGTTAGCAGCAAGGGCGGCTTGAATGTGTTCAAGCTCGCAGGATTCGCAGCTGGCGTCATGTTGGCGTGTATGGTTGTTTTTTGAGGAGATTGACCATGAAAGATAAAAAACTGTTTTTCGTCGAATACACAGACACATTTGGCGGAGAGGCAAATTATAGCTGGGCCAGCCGCTGGATTGTTTCAGCCAGCACAGCAAGGGGCGCCTTGCGTAAGGTGAGCCCTGTATATTGGCGGCATGTGGGCGGCAATCGATACGACAGCGTGAGCGGTGCTACTTGTTTCTTTGTCGATGAAATAGACGCTGACGAAGCCGCACGGCTTGAGGCGCAGCATTCGCGGATTGAGAGGGTTTAATTATGAAAAACGAAATTCTAAACGGCATGGCGAAGGCTTTCTTCGCTTGCGCTTGGGCTGAACAGTGCGAAGAGGCCGGGCGGGCAAGCATGCTTTCAGGCCATGACATCATGGACATGATGCCGGAGGAAATTGACCCATCGGCTATTGGTGCGGCACGTACTTTGGCGCTTGAGCTTTCGAGCAACTATACCGGGTTGATGCTGGCGCCAATTGACCAGTGTCTGCGCGTTCTTTATCGCAAAGCTTGCGAACTTGATCCAGCCGGCGCCGACCACGAGCTTACACCAGAATTGTTTGGGCATTATCTGGCAATGCAAGCTATGGGAACTGGCGTAGGGCTTGAGTCTTTCGGCTATGCTGTGCGCGATTTCTTCAAATTGCCGTACGTTGAATTCGGCGGGCATAGCTTAAGCAGGGATTATTTCTAAGGAGGCAAGTAATGAGAGACTGGAAAACAACGTTCACGGCTAAGTTTCAAGTAAGGACGACAGCAGATCGGGCAGTATGTCTGCAATGCTGCAGCGCCGTGGCTGCAGAGTATGTATGGACGAAGGGCCGGAGTCGTCACATCTGGCAGTGGATTGACGGGCGGTACGTGTGCCTTGACTAGATACTATCAAGCCTAACAACAAGCCAGCCCTTAGGCTGGCTTTGTCACGTCTACGGCATGGTATTCTGCCAAGCTAGAACACATCAGAGCGGCTTACAATGCACGAATGGGAGGCCATCTATAGGGGAATAGCTTAGGCGCTATATAACACAGCCAAGGGCTTATATTGCATGCTGTTGAGGCATGCTAGGGAAGGGCAGGCAAGGGGATCAGTTGTACAGCGAAGCTACAGGTGGATGCTGCCAAGGCAGGTTATTGGGTATCCTGTAAGCATACCGAGAATCTAGTGGGCATCCTTGGCAGGGCGCATAATTGCGTGGGTTTAGAGCGGGAATGGGGGTGTGTCTCGACTACGTAAGGTTAGTTAACACCCACAAGTTAGCCTAGTACTGGTTAATACTATGATAATCCTGTACTACTATACAGTTGTATCACTATATTACTACATAGTTGTATAACGATGATAGCAGTAGATCGATGAAGATGCCTGCATGATGCACACAGTATCCGAGGGGATAGCCTTAGCAGGACGCAATGCTATTGCTAACAATAAGGCGAGGAGAGTTAGCTAATAGGGAGCCATTACAGGGCATGAGCAAGTTGACATAAAATCCGCTAGAGTCAGTCGAGTTATTATCAGGCTGATAGGGTAACGGGCAGGGCATGGCTTGCTAATAATAGGGCAAGGATGGGTTAGCGATGAGCTGGGGAATGGGGAGATGTGCTGGGCGAGGGGAAGGCGAAGGGGTAGGACGTGCTGGATAGTTTAAAAAAGCAAAAAGCGTGCCAGAGGGGACGGGAGGGTCGGTTAAGCCCTGCTCACACTACTGCCCATTTTCCCATCTAGCCTCCATTCATCCACTCCCTACGATATTTACCTCTTAGCTTCCAACAAGCCCTCCCCATTTCATTCCTACAAAAATAATTTTTATACATTTGCTGTAGGCAAAACAAAAGGAGCTATCGCAAGATAGCTCCCCTCCTTAAATCCCTCCAGCCTTCTACACGTTATTCCCCTCTCAAGCTACCCTCATAGCCCCCTCTCTATTTCAGAAGGAATTCCTTGGAGCATTCATGGAAGGAAATGGCTTTTATTGTTTCCACACAGCTTCACAACGCTTAAGATAATCATCCAATGAAATCATCGATGGATTATCCATGTGAACAAGCTCCTGTGCACACCAACGCAGAGCATGAATGAGATTAGTGAAATACAGCTCTCTCTTCACCCACTTATCTTCTGTGATGACAGGCTCCCTTGTGCGAGGGTTGATTGCTTCCTTCCCCCCTTTCTCAAACACATATGGAGTGTATGTCCCAACACTAGCTCCAACCCCCTTAGTGAATTCCAGACAGAGCTTCCCTTCTTCAATAACGATTGTTGTCATTGCTTCTCCCTCCAAATAAACCCTCTCTTGCTGGTTTTATTTCCACAACAGTATTTCTGATCATCTTGATCCTCTCTCCAATGTTCTCCACAACACGGACAAGAAAACTGTACCCAATACTTATCACACGATGGATCATAGTTTCCCGTATTTGCACCATACTCACCCTTAAGATCAGGGTGTGTGCACTGCTTTTTCAAGTCTTCCAGCGCTATACACAACTTACTAATCTTCTGTCGCAACTTATCCATTTGTTTCTGCAGTGTTGTCATTCATTTCTCCTTGTTTTATCATATGTTTCTGTCCCAAGAATGTATGGCTCTTTTCTGAGGATTCCATAAACATTAAATTTTATAGCACAAAATAAAAGGGGCTATTGCCCCATATAGCCCATTACAACAGCGACAATGCCTGCATCTGTGATGATATCCTGCTTGCACGTAACACTTTAGCTATCCTCTGTAGCCCCTTCGCTGTCAGGAGTTTTCCCTTCCATAGCTTAGAGGCTTCCATGTAGTTCCAAGCATAGGAGCTACGCTTCTGTTTTATTTGTATTCGTCTATTCATCCTTGTGCTCTCCTTTATCTTCCTTCTTCTTATCCTTGTGCCTCTTGTTAGGAGGAAGGTGCTTAAAGGGTCTTGATGGCTTTGTGTTCATTCTCTACCCTCCCCTTAGCAATGTTGAAATATGTCTCGTCCATCTCCATCCCTATGTAGCTTCTCCCTGTACGTACGGCAGCTACACCAACAGGCCCGCTGCCCATAACATTATCCAGCACAACATCCCCTTCATTGCTGTATGTCTTGATTAGCCATTCCATCAGGGCTACAGGCTTCTGTGTTGGGTGCACTTGCTGTTGAGCGCTCCACTCACGAGAGAAGCGTAGAATGTTTGTTGGATAGCGTGTGCCTTCGTTATGGAATTCCTTCCTTGGCTTCAATCCGTATTTGTGATTGTTACATCGTCCAACATATCCTTCTTCATCCTTGCTCTTTCTTGAGTAAGGGGTGCCTTCAGTCATGATTGGATTATACACTGTCCGCTTAGGGGCAAACACAACGATGTCTTCTGTCACTTGCATTGGCCTTACCTTAGCTAATCCCGGAGAGCCACATTTGCCCTTTGCCCACACAAGACATTGCTTGTACCAAGCAGGGTTGCTCAATACAAGCATACTTGTGAATGGTTGATTACCAAACAGTAGCACTGTCCCTGTGTTCTTGAGAACACGCTTGTATTGTTCCCAAAGAGAGTCCATAGGGATTAGATTGTCCCACGTATTTAAAGTGGTGCAATAAGGCAAATCTGCCAAGATCAAATCGACAGATTTATCTTCAACATGCTCTGGCATTAGCTTTAGACAATCCCCTTGATACAACCCCACATCAATATCTGTTGATGCCATCAATACCTCTCCTTCCAGCAATCCCTATCAAGCTCCATTTCCTGCAGCTCTTTCTCAAGCTCCGCAATACGTTCTCTGCAGTCTGCCAGCAGGTAGAACACAAATGTTAGGTCATCCCTTGATTCGGGATGCTTCCCTAACAAAGAAAACATCATGTCACCTAGTGTTTGCTTTTCTGTGTTCATTCTTTCAATTCCCCCTCAACGTCTTATAAGCCTGAACAATGCGTTCTTTCCCCACAGCATCTATTGCCTTTTCAGCCCACTCCTCAGATGAGAATGGAGGGGACACTGTGTAGCTACCTCGCCACTCTCTCGCGGAGGCGTCCCCGTCTGCATCAATCGCATACATAGTCTCGCCGCCATCAAAAGCACAGCTCCCCGGCTGTCTACGCAGCTCAAGCATTACACTGAAGGCTTCTCCGTAAGCATCTGCTGTTTCTTCGTCAGGGAATACGTTTTGATCTTCCTTTGAGGCTTTGGTAGTGCAACCGATAGGCTCACTGCTGAAAACTTCACTGATATAGTATTTCCCTTCAACCGGAAGCAACGCCGGAGGAACAGAGATTTGTGGCCTAACACAAACCTCTTGAGCCCCCTTCTTATATTCTTCAAGCTCCCTCTTCAATTGTTCCAATTGTGCTTCCATCTGTTCAATCTTGTTCATTGTGTTCTCCTTTTGTGTTAATCCATACAGCCATTCTACACGTTGTGTTGTTGGATGTCAAGCTATTTTCTTTCGACTACGCAATGCCTTATGGCCTGTGTTATTTTCTTTCAACAACACAGTTATTCGTATTCCCTAACACTCTCTTCCAGCTCTCATACAGCACCCCATACAATATCTCAGCACTCCCTTCTTCCACTCTGAAGCTATCGTGGTAGGGGAGCACACAGATGTTTCTCTCCATACACGTAGCCAATACATCGCTGGCAATCCTGCTGTCGTAATGCTGCAATGCTTTCCATAAATCTTTCTTGTAGAAATGTTGCTTTATACGTTCATTGTGTTCTTCAAGTTCTCCTATAAGCTCCTTGGCTTCTTCATAGAGCATCTCCGCTTGTCGTGACAACTCGAATGTTGCTGAATGCTTGTCTCTCGCATAAAGCATAATGATAAGGGCTAGCTTTCGTATCTCTCTTGGGAGGGTGCAATCTTCTGGATCATACGGGCTCCATCCTTTGCTAAGGATATGTCCATCTAATGTGTAAAGAATGCGAGGATGAATGGCTGAATAATCAAGCTCTGCTGTCTGTAGTCCATCTATCCGTATATCGTCTCGATGTTCTTTCCTGATTGTCTGGAAGCTATTGTTGCTATAATATCTTCCACTTCCTTTCAAGCTATCGTGGAATACGCGCTTATAGGAAACATCTAATGGCTCTCCATTGATTGTCAGCTTGTGTTGTGCTAACATCTTATTGTAGGCATTCAAATCTTGCCTTAGCAACGTAATGCCTTGAAATGGACGTGTAGACAGAGACTCTTTTGTCTTGCTGTCTCTAATGACGATGTCCTCTTCTTGCCTTGCCATAGCAGAAGATGTGTCCACCCCCTCCCATAGCTCATCGTATTCTGGCATTGTGATGAAGAAAGAAGATTGTCCTTCCCCTGTGTGTGCATCACGATAACCAAGGAACAGGGTGATTAGCCCATCCTCATCCATCTTGTGAATGAGAGAGTGTGTACGAGAGAAAGAGATTCCTTGTTTTGTTAGCTTGTTGGCTGAAGTGTAGTTGTTTTGATTTAAGGAGATTACACTTCCTTTCAGCCCATGTCTCTTTGCTGTAGCGACGAGTGTGTTAATCATGCCAATCTCTTTATAATATTTAGCCCCATACTTAGAGATGAGCACATCATCCACCCAACTCCACCTCTGGTTCTTTCTATAACGTATCACTTGTTGCTTTAGCACATCGTCTGAATACGTCAACACTTGACATCCCCTGATTGATGTAAGGAGTGTATTTGTTTCTTTGTTTAGTTCAATCATTCTTCTTCCTTTATAATATATGTATACTAATAACCCTAATAATAATCCTTAAAGCCCCTGAAGGAAGGGATAGAGAGGATTGAATAAGGCTGCCCCTCTGTAAGCCTTGCGCAGTAACGGTCTACGCGAAGAGCGGGGTAGCTGACGAGCAGAGGCTACTATTAGTGGGGTCTGTTTGGAGTAATTTACTACCACCTATAGTAGTAAAAAATGTCATCGCCCCTTCCCCTCAATCACAGCATACTGCCATTCCTTGTCAATCCACACCTCACCATCATCCAAGCTGTACGTACAACCCTCGGTGTATGTATCAACAAACCACTCTCCAGAAGTAGGGTCCTGAAAGGCAAACCTCTTATACCCCTTCGTAGTGATTGTCTTCGGCTTCATGCGGAACACCATGTCGTCGTACTCGAATATACAAACAGACATCACATCGTCCCACTGGTCAAAAGGGGCCTTAAGCCCTAGCTTTATGTATTGCACAGCTTCCCCGTTAGCGAAAGCAACGATGTATTCTGCGTGTTTGTGTTTCTGTGTCATTCTTCTTCCTCCTCCCCAAACAGCTCATCAAAAGCCCATCCGAACACGTACCACCCACAAGCCCCTGTTGAAATAATCATAAAAGCTGTCATCACATATTTAGCCACATCCAGCCCTGCCAATAGCCCTGCAAACACAGCACACAAAGAGAACATGATTGCTATAGCTAGATATTTACGTTCTGTAACAGACATGATTTAGCCTCCTATGAAGAAATATTGATATAAACAGTGAGAACATGTCTCTAATGTAGCACAAAGAAAGAAGAATGCAATAGAAGAAACACGTATTGACAATCTTCTAAACGCATGGTATAATAGATGTATATAGGAGCAACACAGAGGATGAGATAATGGCAGATGTTACAGTGAAAGACATTAATGTACAAGCGGTGGAAACCCCTACATACTTGTGGGGGATTAACGCTGTTGGAAGGGCTTGTAGGGCCGTCCCTGTTATCAGTGTTGTAGGGCTTACAGAAGTTATCACACAAGCACAGCTACGTACAGCTCTTGGCCTTGGTGGTGCAGCCTACCTTGGTGTAGGCACAACTACGGGCACTGTTGCAGCAGGAGATCATACACACACAGCAGGGAGCCTTGGGGCAGAGCCTTCCATCACTGCAGGAACGACAGCGCAGTATTGGCGTGGAGACAAGACGTGGACTACGCTCGATAAAGCCTCTGTTGGGCTTGGTAACGTGGACAACACCTCTGATTCCAATAAGCCAATTAGCTCTGCTACACAAACAGCTCTCAACGGGAAAGAGGCTACCGTAGCCTCAGGCACCTCTGCTCAGTACTGGAGAGGGGATAAGGTGTGGACAACACTGGATAAAGCTGCTGTAGGGCTTAACAATGTTGATAACACCTCAGACGCAGACAAACCTGTCTCATCTGCCACACAAACTGCCTTGAATGGCAAGGAAGCCTCCATAACAGCTGGCACTACAGCGCAATACTGGCGGGGAGACAAAACTTGGGTATCCTTACCAAGTATTCAAGCCCCTATACAAGTGAATGAAGAGGGAACTCAAGTGGCTGCTGCAGGGGCTGCTACAATCCTCAATTTCACCGGAGCCGGTGTTACAGCTTCCTTTGCTGGCAACACAGTGACAGTGGATGTCCCTAACTCTGGAGGAAGTGGTTGGACTGCCGTAGATGCTTCAAGCACCGTAAAGGGCATCCTGAAGCTTACCAATGATTTTGGTGGAACAGCCGATCTCCCTGTTGTAGCTAAAATCAATGGCATTGCCATTAGCGGAACATGTGCAAGTGAGTATGCCATTACAGGGGACAGTGCTTCTACAGCCTCTTGGAAGGTGCTGAATAAATCTTCCGTGGGGCTTAGTAACGTAGACAACACATCTGATGCAGATAAGCCTGTCAGCACAGCTGCAAGTACAGCCCTAAGCGGGAAAGAGGCAACAATCTCTGCAGGCACTACGTCTCAGTATTGGAGAGGTGACAAGACATGGGTAACTTTCCCGTCTATACAAGCTCCTGTGCAATACAATGAAGAGGGGAGCCTCGTAGCTTCAGCAGGAACAGCCACAACAGTGAATTTCACAGGGGCTGTAAACACCTCTCTTGTTGGAAATACATTGACAGTGAATGTTACAGGCGGTGGGGGAGGATTAGCTGCCCCTGTCACCATTGCAGTTAATACAACGCTCACATCAAATGCAATTTACAAATACACGCTTCCAAACCTAACACTCACGCTGCCCGCTGCTCCCGCAAACGGAGACGTTATTGTAATCATCAATGCAGGCGCAGCTGTGAATTCTGTTGTAGATCGCAACGGGGAGACAATCATGGGGGTGGCTGAAAACTTAACACTCAACATGCCTAAGAAAACTTTCGTACTCACCTATTGCTCCGCAGAGGGCGATTGGACTCTCAGCTAACATATAAGGAAACAACATGAGTAATGCATCAACTTTTCTTAGCGCTTCTCCAAACCCCATTGGCACTCTTCTAACAAGAGCCACCAACATAACTGGTCCAACAGTAATAGATGGGGCCACCTACCTCCCATGCACAGGGCGTACGTATGCCACTGCGGATTATCCTGAATATGTAGCCGCTGCGGGATTCACCAACGCAGACTTGGTTCCATTCAAGGATGCGTTTACCAACACACCAAACGGCAACTTCGTAACAGGAAATGTGCAAGCAGCCGCCTCAAAACTATTTACAAAGATAGGTAGTAATTGGACAGATGGATTTGTATATTCAACCAACGGCACTACTTGGCAATTATGTACAACCCCTCAAATGAGTGCATGTAAGCATGTCCTGCGAAATACACGCCTTTACAGCTCTGCTCCGAACGGCAGCCTGCTTCGTTACACTACTAATGGAATTACATGGAGCGCTCCCACTGTTCCCGGAAGCACCTCCATCAATTCATCTGGGTATAGCCCCTCTGAATGGTATCAGATAGGTTATAGCACAGCAACCTCCACCACTTGGAGAATTGCTACATACGATGGTACAGTAGCTGCCGATGTTACAGGCTGTACAAACGGTCCCGGAGATGGCCCTACGTGGTTTGCAGGAAGCGGAAGTAATTGGTTACTTGGCAATGGAACCCGCATGTATCGCCTTGGGCAAAGCTCCTTAGTTGGAGGGGCTGTCGGCGGAGTTTGGACTGCTCTCGGAAACACTGATCCCGCCTTGCTGGGATACTCATTCTTGGATTGTGTAGCAGGAAAATACATATTTGGTAAAGTGCTCTCTGCTGATACCACTGTTGGAGGTGGAGTCATCCAGTTTGCAATAACTACAGATGGCTCCTCTTTCACTTATAGAGAAATTGTGGTTCCTGCTTGTGCAAAGACGTTGCTCCCAGCTCAAGGGACAACTATAGCGTATGGGCTAGCAGGTGTCCTGAGTTATTCCTCCAGTACAACAGTTGGTGGGAAATTCTATCTCACATTCCAGAACATTCTAATCACATCCACAGATGCTGATACGTTCATAATTGAATATAATTTCTCCCCGCTGCTTGCGACAGCAGCAACAACAGCTTACAACATCGGCATAGATCAATCTGGAAACGTGAGGGTGCTGGCATATTACTACAACGGATCAACCTCTACAACTGTATACACCTTCACAGGAAACACAAGCGCCCCTGATACTTTCGCGGTTAGAAACATCTCTGAAGCTGGACGGCCATATTACATGATTAAAGTGACGTAACACTCCGCCCTATTACGGCCAAACAAAAAGCCCCTCCTTAACGGAGGGGCTTTTCTTTATGCTTCAGTTTCTTTCTTCACACGCGGCTTACTTACACGCTTTGCCGGTTTCTTTGCCGGAGGCGAAGCCTCGTCTTTCTTGGCTTCCGTCTCAAACATACGCTTCATCATTTCCACATACACTTTAGGCGTTCGTGCTTCATATTCTACACCAAGGGAGTCTAGCAGCTCCACTGTGTGGTTGGCGTATTCCATTTTGCGATTAAAGCGTTCTACGAATTCCTCTGCTGTCAGCAACAACTCCTTCTTGTTGAGAATGATGTCATCAATCTCTGCAGGGGATAGCACACCAATCGCATTCAACTCAAGCACTTCACGCATACGCTTATTAGCAAACTCAAAGTATTCCTGCATATCTTGCATCGGGCCGTAGCTTCCTCCAGAGGCCGTATGGAACAATATCATGCTGCCCGGGGAGATGCTTGGCATGGAGTTGGCATTGCACAGGATCAGCGCTGCTGCACTGGCAATCGTCCCTGTTGCAATGATGTCTACAGGGGCTTGGCATTGGCGCATTGCGTGGATGAGGGCAAGCATCCCATCAATACAACCTCCGGGGGAGCTTAAGTGCATCACCACTTCATCATCTTCACTTGCTTCGTAGAGAGCTTGCAAATGGAAGCGAAAATCTTGAGGGCTCTCGATAGCATTGTCAAGGAACAGGCGGTAGGTCTTATAGTGGACTGAAGTGCACACGACAGGAAATTCTGAATCTACAAACCCCATTGTGTCTGACATAACTGTTTTATTTTTACGTTGCATGTTTTTCCTTTCCTTGTTGTTAATCTTTTCCGTGGTTAGCGGAATATCCAGCACCTTGCTGATTTAGCAAACGGATTGCTTGGTCTCTAGCTTCTATTCCGTCAAGAGTGAAAATCTCTTTTGTTTGTCTAGCCATCAAGCCCCCCTGTATCCACGGATGACATCTTTTACAACGTCTGCACGGTGACATTCTTCAAGATCAAACTCATGGAATGACATATCTTTATACTTAGGAATTTTTTCACCGTCTTCCTCTACAAAGAATCGCTTGATTGCGTCCGCCAGTGCGTTACGATCTTTATCCTTGATATATAACTGTGACGAGCAGCCTGCAACAACCACTTTTGTATTCAAACCAATGCGTTCAAGTAGCAGTTTCAGGATGATTGGCTGTAGCTGTTGTGCCTCATCAATTAGGATCAGTGAATTATCATACGTTGCACCAAGACAGAAATTAGGAACGCGGAAGAATATGCGATGATCCATATCTGTCTCTACTACCCCTTTACCAAGGAATTGCTCAAGCAATGCCTTACTGCTGGAGAAGTGTGGTGCACATTTTGACGCAAGATCGCTCGGAAGAAATCCTATTTTATCAGGGCCGGCTTCAACTGGAGTGCGTATCACAACAATCTGTTTTTGTTTATCGAGCAAATACTCCTTACAGAAACTGTACAGCACTGCTGAACTCTTCCCCGTCCCTGCTTCGGAGTCTACGAATGTGATAACATTTCCATTGATCTTATTGACAAGCTCCTTTTGAGAGCCTGTAAGTACAAACTCGTTCAGCCCCTTTCCTCGCTGTTGTGTTACAGCCTCCTTCACAGCCCTAGTCTTACGACGAACAGGCTTAACAATATCTTCGTCTTCAGGATGTCGTGACATATCTCTCCTTTTTGTTGTTACAAAATCTTATTACGTCTTAGGCTTAGGCCCGCGCTTCTTTGCAGGGGGAGCCTCAAGACCTTCTCGTGCTGATCCTTCCGTAGAGCCTGTCTTCTCCAGCAACGCTTGATCTTCCTCGGAGAGCTTAGGAGGACGACGCTCGAATGAGAACAACGTGCAGCACATCAATGGGCCGTGCATGAACGGCAATTCATTGCGCCAGTTTCCACAGTAGTAGTAGCCACGGGCGAAGCTGTGCATCAAGGCATGTGTGAAACGCACGATGTCAGGCTCTGCAATAAGGATGCAATCTTTCACCCACCACTCACGTAACACATTCTTGGCTTCTACACTATCACACAGCTTTGCACGGATATCCCGCCCAAGCCAAGGGATGAGCATATCCTTCTGTTCCTTGAATTGAATCTCAGAGAATCCAAGAGGCCCCCTCACCCCTTTCATCATCTCCTTCTTTTCTTGGATGTCAGCCCAACGCTTACGCTCTGTAATTGTGGGTTCCTTGTTCTCTGTCTTTAGAAGCTCATCCTCAGAGATGAATTCTTCTACAGCTTCATTACGCTGCTCTTCTGTTGGCATTTCTTTAGAAATGTCTTCCATACATTCTCCTTAGCTAAACAAACTCTTCAGCTTGTGACAACCAAACGCTACACCAAACGCCAGATAGGCAATTCCAACAGAGATGGCGTAGAACACAATGGCAATCGCTGCCTGTACAGCAAACACAATCCCTGAGAGCAGCACTAGCACAAACAGGAAAAACCCTTCTACAGCGTTAATTACATAGTTCATAGTTTCCTCACTTCCATAACAACATTATACATCAGAACGCTTGATAAGTCAATCCTAAAGCTCTACAAAGCGTGTGAAAATCTCCATGTTAATCTTGAACACAGAGTATTGCTCTTGTTCATAGAACACGGCGTAGGGGACATCTTCTTTCAGCACTACACAACCCTTCTTGTGCTGCTCTTTGTGGAAGATGTACAGGGAAGCATCACTAACAACCTTATCAGCAAGGGAACATTCTTCATTGGAAATGAACAGAGATGTGTCACCAAGGAAGGCCACCAGCTTCACATCACCAATCTCAACATCTTGGAATGTGAGGGCATTGGCAGAGAGGGAAAAGAGAGAAATTAGAGCAGAAAGCAGAAGTTTCATTTAGGAGGGTTCCTTTCATGTGTGTGGATAGGGCAAGAAGCCATGTAATCATTGGCAATTAGCGATTTAATTAGAGGTGTGGCTATACCCCTACCTTGAAATGATTTAAATCGATTGTAGACGGGGATAAAGCTGTTTGTTTAATATTTACTTGAGCTGACTAAATCCCTGTTGTCGAACATTAGTTTTTCAACGGGGATGTGGAGAATGTTTCCTTGGTAATCCAACTCCATTTCCCCTTCCTCAATACTTTGTATCTTTGTTATGCGAAGCTCCTTTCCTTTCATCTCAATTTCACGGAAGCCATCGTCCCAAGTGTGGGATTGTGCAACGAGCGTCCACCCGTCTTCTCTGGCATACACCATCTTAGCTCTCCTTCGTATCAATCTTGCACCTACCACCACTTCCAATAACGGTTGTGTAGGCCAACACCATCTGTGCGTGTAACATTTCTTTATACTTCGCTGGAACAACTACGCTGTCGTGCCAGCTTAATGCACACACACCGATGTCCATAAAGTTTTTCAACACAAGTGTTATTATATCACTATCTATCCTTTGAAGCAATAGCCCACAGTCAGAAAAGAAAGCATCTTTGATTAATGGGTGTGCATTAGCAACAAGTTCGCACAATGCTTTAGCAGGAAACGTGCCTGATGTCCCCTGCGGAGACAGGCCATAGAATGCTCCGTCTTTTCCTTTCTTGTACTCCTCGTACCAACTCTCTGTAACAGAGCCTGCTGCGCTGCGTATATCCTTGGCGTTAAGCCCTTTTAGGAACACTTGTTTGACGAGCACTCTGGCCGGGTTATGTTTTCCTGTACAGATGGTACTGTCTTCAGCGAACAGCGACGAGATGTCAACACTGTAAGGGTCATCAATATCAACCACAATCCCTGTTTCTCTTTCAACACGTTCATACAAAATGTTAGGATGAAGCGCGCAGAAGTCAAGCTCAACCACTCTCTCCTTGTTGATCTCCACGTAGCTCCGTAATCGGCTTGGCACAACTTGAATCCCGCCTGTTGTGTTGTAGTAGCGACCCCCTTTGTCAACACTGTCCGTGAAGATTCTTGCGTATTGTTGAATAGGGAGTGCTTTACCATCCACAGCTAGACTGGTGTTCTCAAGCAGCGTGTTGTACTGCTCCATAAACATACGCATCTGCTCTGCACCTTTAATACCTTTTGTGGTCTTGTGCTCCTGTGTAAGTCTATCCCTCACCTGAATGAAGTTATATTCATTCTTTTCTTTGCTTACGTCCACGTCTTGCCAGAGCGATAGGTATTTATCCGTGAACATGTAGATAGAGAGAAGCCTTTGTTCTTCACTCATCTTCAACAGCCCACCACGATAGAAGACAAGGTATCCATTCTCCACCATCTTATCTAAAAGCAACACCATTCTTTTATGACTAAGCTGGCGAGGATTGCCTTTGTATGGGCTGAAGTGTCTTGGTATCTTCATACCCTTAGCTCCGTACTTCAACGCTCGGGCTGTGTTAGTTATCAAACACCATAATTCATTACATCCTGCAGACAAAGAAGAGAGAGTGCTGTGTATGTGCGTATACGCTCTTGCTTTGTGGTAGTGCAGATTGAAGTGGGTTGTAGACATAGACACATCTTGTCTTTCACCCTCCTCCATAGCCAACAAATCTTTAATCAATTCCCTCTCCTTCTCTTAATTATTATAGAGATACTTATAGATACTACCATACCTTATAGACTACACTACTATACCCTATACAAGGATAGTGAACCGTGAAAAGGAACACTTCCCTTGCCCACCAAGGCTTACAGAGGAATTTAGACGAGATATTCTCCTCTTTTTTATGCTTAAGACATGCTAACAATCTGGCATAGATTCTCGGAATCTTGGTATCTACTTTTATAGTATAACATCCACCCATACAAAAATCAACAACAAACACTATTGACTTTCAACAATTCTCATGGTATAATAGTACATATAGACAAATACTAAGGAAGTGCTATGAAACTGCACTGCCACTGGAATCTTCCGACTTGAATGGGAAGAACGCCCTTGAACAATTTTTACACAACCCATTTAATGTCTTGAGGAAAGCCATGAACGTCAGAGAAAGATTAGCGGAGAATAGCGTAACCATCACAGGAGCAGGCATAGCCCTTGTCTCCCCCGAGATGATGGTTGCAATTGTTGGCTTATTGATTACGATAGGCGGCTTTGTATGGAGCGTCTGGCGAGATAAGCAATCGCAAGCAGATAGACGAAAACAAGACGCAGCTTCCCTGCGAGAGCTAAAACGTCACAATCAGGAAGTTGAGCGTATTGCCCTGATGGAAGCTGAAGCACGGATTAGAGGATTATCAGATGAATGAACCATCCCCCGCAACACAGAACGTGGTGATTTACACTGGACAAAGCTGGACGTTCAAGTTTCAAATGCTTACAGGCACAGCTCCCGGAACACCTGTTGACTTCACTGGCTGTAGCGCTGAATTCTCTATCACAGATAAACAGTCTCCCACTGCAAGCGTGCTAATCACTACTAAGGGTGCTTCTCCTACAGCAACAGCTACGTTGCTTGCAGATGGGTGGGTGGAAGTGAAAATCACAGACGAGAACACCTCCCCTATCGTTTGGAAGACAGGATTCTACACAATCAAGGTGACGTGGGCTAATGGGGACACATGGCGGGTATTTAACGGGGCTGTAACAGTTTCGTTCGGGGCTTAACATGGCGGATTACATCGTCACACCAGTGGATGCAGGGGTATATCAAGTAACGATTCCTGCAGCACCAAACATCACAATAAACACATCAACCCAAGCTCCTCTTATCCTCAGCGTGCCAGCTATGCAGGGGCCACCCGGAGCAGGGGCCACAGGAAACGCAACAGCCCTTGAAGATATTGGTGGACATAGGGTGGTTTGCCAACAAGGGTTGTCTGGTGCAATCTATGCAGATAATACAGCGCTTTCTAAAGCCAATTCAGTTCTTGGTGTGACAACAGGCGCAGCCATTAACGGAGCTAACATCCAGTTTGTTCGCCAAGGCACCATCACAGAGCCCTCTTGGAGCTTTACACCAGACGGGCTTGTATTCTTAGGGGCAAACGGGCTTCTGACGCAAGTTCCTCCAGCAGCACCAGCATTTCTCGTTGTCATTGGCTGTGCCCTTACGGCAACAAGCATCAGAGTGAATATACAACCACCGCTTATCTTAAGTTAAAGGATTATCATGGGTACGGCTTCTACGACAAAATTTATCAAGAACAACGCAGGCACTCTTACTGAGGAAGCCGCTCTTACAACATCTGCAGGAGCAGGGGATGCTCAGAAAGTTCCTGCCCTGAACGCATCGGGGGTTCTTGATGCAACTATCACTAACGCAAAGAACACCTCCGCAGGGGCTGGCGATGCAGGCAAGTTGGCAATGCTTGACGCTGCAGGTAAGCTGGATGTGACGTTCATGCCTGTAGGTATTGGTGCAGATACAGCATCCATCGTAGCCTCGGAGAACCTCGTTGCCGGGGATTTCGTCAATGTGTGGAATGATGGTGGTGTGGCAAAGATTCGTAAGGCAGATGCCACCACAGCAGGCAAGGAAGCTCATGGTTTTGTACTGGCTGGTGTTGCCTCTGCTGCATCCGGCACTGTTTATTTTGAAGGTACAAACACTCAACTGTCTGGCCTCACTCCCGGCCCTCAGTGGTTGAGCGCAACAGCGGGTCGTTGCACGTCAACAGCACCCAGCTCAACAGGTAATTCAGTGCAGCGTGTAGGCTTTGCCATCAGTGCTACAGCGATGAACTTCCAGTCGCAACCCCCTGTTATTCTGGCTTAAGACATGGCTACACGTAGGCCGTTAGTAGTTGTCAACGGGACAACGCAAGAAATCCCCGCAGGAGACACACTTGATGCGTCTACGGTACCTGCTGGCGGGGGAGGTGGGACACAACAGGTGTTTGTGCAAGCTAGTGCCCCTGTTGCAGCAGCCCCTTACATATGGATACAGACAGGACTTCCCAATGATGGATTCACCTTTTGGTTTGAGGACGGACTATGACCCTGAGAAACGCGTTTGAAGAAATAGCGACAGAAGACACTGCCATAGAGCAGACGAGCCTTCTGCGGCGAATTGTGGCCCTGCTGATGTCTCCGAGGGGATACGATAAAACATCAGCTCGGCAGCGGGTCACTGCCTCTATCGAAAACCTTCCAACATTGGCATCTGTTACAACGGTAACAACAGTCACCACAGTGGGTAATATCGGACAGATTGCAGGGCGTGACGCCTCTATGTGGATTAACCCTATCAACCGCACATCGTGGGCTCTTACGTGTAGAGCGAGGATTTCGTAATGGGAAATTGTGGAGTTTACGAGATTGTGAACCTAATCAACAATAAGAGATATGTCGGAAGTTCTAAGGATTTAAAAACACGTATGGCTAATCACTTTAGCGGGAGGAGAAGTAACCCTCACATGCAGTGTGCCATGAGAAAATACGGCATAGAAAATTTTGTATTTAATGTTTTGGAATATGTGCAAGAGGAAGACCTCATAAGAGTTGAGCAATTCTATATAGACACACTAAAACCTGAGTATAATATTTGTAGCGTAGCGGGCAGCAGGCTTGGCGTTTCAATGAGTGAAGAGGCGAAAGCTAAAATAAGTAAGGCCGTTAAGGAGCGGGTTATCTCCGACGAGACACGAGAGCGGCTTAGGCAAGCAAACTTAGGCAAAAAGGCCAGCGATGAAACCAGAAAGAAGTTGAGCGAGGTACACACAGGGGTAAAGTTGTCTGAGGAACACAAGCGCAGGATAGGGGATGCGAACAGAGGTAAAAAACACTCCGACGAGAGTAAATCCAAGATGGCAGCTAACCGGTCGACATGCAAGGTTCTTTGTTTGACAAACAATACGCTCTACGAATCTGTAAAACACGCGGCAATTAGCCTCAACATAAACCTGATGAGTATATATTATGCATTCAGAAAGGCTGATAAATCCATTCATGGATACGTTTTTGAACGCATTGAAAAGTTAGAGGAGAGTAACCTTGAATTTGTTTAAAAAATGCTTGGACAGAAACGAATGGGTTCAAGTAGCCCCTGCCCCCAACGCACATGCTGCAGGGATGTGTTTATGCTCTGATGAACGTTCAGACATCTCGAGGCACCCTCTGGTGTATCAGCTTGTGTCTGCAACAGTGCTGAATCGTTTTAACATCGTAACAAAGAGCTGGAACTATGTGCAATCTCCCGCTCTTGCTGGAACCTTTGGCGCTGGAGCAGCAATGGATTTTGTGCCATCATTTGGACTTGTTGGTACAATCGCAGCAGGGGCTACAACGGACAAGGTGACACTCACCACAGCCCTTCCTGCCGCAGTTGGTGTGAATATGCTTGCCAATCGTGGTGGGTCAGGTGATTACGGCTTTAAAATCAGAATCATTGACACTGTTGCAGGTAAAACAGAAGAGAGATACATTACAGGTAACACAGGAGGAACAACCCCTGCTATTCGTATTCATTCCCCTTTCTCGTTTACCCCTGCCACTGGTGCAAGGTATGAGATTGTAGCTGGTAGAGTGTTTATGCTTGGGGCTGGAACCACTGCAGCTAACATATGGCGCTCTTTGGAGATTGCCAGCAACTTTCTTTCCACGGGCCTTAGCACAACAGGACTCCCGGCAACTGTTGCAACAGACTCTGCAGTGCTTGTTCTTGATGAGCAATACACCCCGTACAACATGAAGCCCGGTGAGGGCATGATTAAGGGGGCTTTCCTGTATGACGCAGGGCATGTTAGCCGCTATGCTTTAGTTGCTACCGCAGCAGCAGCAAGTACTCTCACAGGGCAGGCCACCCTCGGGGATGCTGTTGTAGCTGCAAATGAGTATCGTAACTTCCAGATACGAATTGTTCAGGACACTGTTACACCGGCTGCTGTAGGACAACGTAGGGTGATTGCGAGCCATACTGCAGGCCCAAGCCCTGTCTATACACTTGGCACTGCATGGACAACCACACCATCATCCTCTGCTAAATATGTTATTGAGCTTCCTAATCTGATACTGTTGAGAACAAGCGGCACTACTACCGTTTACACCTACAACTACATGGACGCTACGATCAACAACGGGACAAACAACATCCCTGCAAACTCGTGGAGCACCACCTACTTTGCAGCTGCTGGTGCAGCTAACGCCGTGGGTGGTATGTGGGCAAGTTCTTATGCAATACAGCCGGATGTTGATAGAAACTCACGACACTCCTTCCAGCACTTCTTCCGGGGATCGTCTGCCAGTATTGACGTATTTGATATAGCGGGGTCTATCACTGGTACTTGGACAAGTGCGATTGTCTACGACGGCTCTGTAGCACTCACGACAGGTTCTTGTGGAAGCCTTGCGCCAAACGATAATGAAGGGCGTATGTTCTACATCAACATATACGCATCTGGGGCATTGAACCAGATATTCAGGTACGATGTGCAGAACAGGGTTATGGCTTCATACACCCCAACAGATTTCATCCAATCAGGCACTGCTGCTACAGGAGGTAGAATGACCACCTACTGTGCAATGGACACTGATAAAAACTACGATGTTATTCTTCTTCAGAATCATTTATCAACATTGTGTCAGGAGCTAATACCTCTTGTGTAAGATGCACCTTTATTAACATCAAATGTGCTCCTTAACACTGACAATGTTAAGGAGCCTTTTCTACGTTAAGGAAACTCAAACGCTCGCTTGACTTCGTATGTTTATATGCTATAATAAAGGAAGGGGTAATTAATGAGCAACCATGTAAAAGGACGGCTTGCGGTATTGGTTGGCGCAGTTGCAGCTACAGTTATTGCAACACAAATTCCAAGACTAGAGGGCACTAAGTATGTGCCTTACTACGACAAAGGAGGGGTTTTGACAGTATGTAGCGGCGTTACTTTTCCGAAACCTATAGTCGGAAAAACATACACAAAAGAAGAGTGTGCAGCCCTTGACGAAACAGTAATTATCGAACACGCAGAAAAAAGTCTTAAGCATCTCCCCCCTAACGCAAAGGACGGACATAAAATACTCGCTGTCTTAGCAGGGTACAACCTCGGGCCTAAGAGAATCGTTGACAGCGGGCTACCTATGCTTATCACTAAAGAGGATCCATCTGCTTGTAGCGCCCTTATTAAATACAGGTTCGTGGCAGGGAAGGATTGCTCAATTCGTTCAAACAATTGTTATGGGGTTTACACGCGTAGACTTCTTGAAAGAGATCTTTGTAATGTATACAACAAAAAAGACGCAAGATGATTTTATTACAATGTTTGAAGGAGGATGCGATTGAGTAAATTTCAATGGTTTATTTGGGCTATGTTCGGGAACGACGAAGACGGAATCTACGGAGACAAGTCATTCAATCCTGAGCAAGAAGAGTCTGTGTGGATGGCTATCAAGTGGTGGCTGCGAAATCCATTTCATAATTGGTGCTTTAGTGTTATAGGCGTTCCTCGTCCTTTCCTCACAACAGGAGATTACCCTTTTGATGTGTTCAGTCCGAAAGGTGGATGGAATAGACTGAATCATCACTCAATTTATAACAATAAAAACTACCCGTTTATCTCGTACATCGGCTGGTGTAAGTTCTACATGGGATGGCGTGAGCGAGGTAACTTTGGGATCAAGCTAACAAGGAACAAGTAATGACATTCCCTCAGTTGTACATTATAATTGCCATTGCCAGTGCTCTCGTAGCGGGAGCTGCTGTATGGAAGTGGCAGGCAAACAAGTATGACGTGATTATCACAAGAATGGAGAAAACGTATGTCGAAGAGCGGAACAAGCAGATATCTGAGATTGCAGCGGCAAATTCGGAGGCAACAAAAGCAGAAAGAGAAGGCGCACAAAGAGTTTCTGAGATTGAATCCAAGTATCTATCAGCGAATGAAAAACTCCGTGGTGCTCAAGATAGTATCAATAAGCTGCGTGCTAAGTACGATGGGCTGTATGTCAAGTCCTCTTCCTGTTCCAGCAACAGTAGTGCTGCCACCACAGCCTCCAGCGATCCTGCTGCAAGCATCCCCAACGCCACCTCAGGGGTATGCAAGCTATCTGGAGAATTTACAGAGTCACTTGTTGCCACGTACAGAGACGCAGACGAAATGAAATCACGTCTAGATGCGTGCAAGAGCTACGCAGAAGATATTGTAAGATTTAGGAAGGAACACAATGAAGGAAATTGACGCAAAAGCCATCACAGCAGAGCAGAAAAAGCTGATCAAGAACCTTGATAAGCTCTCCAAGATGGCCTATAATGCTGCTATTGCAATCCTGCAAGACCCTGAGGCTGATATCAAGATAAAGGCTGATTTGATTACTAAGGTGCTTACGTTGCAGTCAGAGAATATTGATAGGAGTGCAAAGAATAACCTTGCAGCTAGTATTGCCAATGTCAGAGCAGAACTGCAAGAGAAACAGCTTGTCCGTATTGGCATGAAGACAATAACTCCAGAAGAGGAAGATGGGAAGCCTCGTGTAACATTCTCTCCAAGTGTTATTCAAAACATTGACGGAGAAGATGCTACCACAGGAGATGGTGTGTTGGACATTGACCATCTGAAAAATGTTTAATAAATAGCTTGACAAAGACACATCCCGGGTATATAATGTCTATATACAGTGAGAGATGAGAAAAGACACATTGTGATGTGTTCCCCGGAGGGATTTGTTACCTCCTTTGACCTCCGGGGATGTTGTACGCAAAGACCTGAAATGCGTAATAAGACACAGGCGGGACAGTGGAGCTGGTAGCCCGAAAGCCTATCGCTGGATTAGTAACCAGCACCTACAAGGAAGCAGTCAGAACAGGAAGTCCTAGCCCACAAGTGTTAAGACATCCTCGGATAGACTACTTCCTTGTGGGTAAAAGAGGATCGTTACAGGACGCTGTAACTATGTTTCGCACTGCGTGTATGCGAGACTGAGCTAATCGACTATACGCCTGTCTGGGGAAGCACCCCGCTGACGAGTCGGTCACCCACAACCAATGCGTAAAACCCTTCTCCTAAAGAGTTACGCGTATTCCTCTGCTGTTGCTTACAGTGGAGCTTAGGTGTTGAAGCAAACACCCTCCCGGCGTGAGATGCGTTGGGACAGATAATCTCTAAGTTTCTCCTCTCACTTATCCTTTCCGATATAGTGTTTCAATGCGCCCAAGGAGAAATCCTTTGGGCGTTATTTTTGTTCCATTTATTCGTAAAGGAAATGTAAGTGAAGAACATTCGTGTAGTTTCTTATCGTGGGAAATACTCCCTGCGTTGGGCCTATCTTGATGAGGACGGCGAGCTAGATTCTCTCTCATTGGATTGCGTAGATGTTGTGGGGAAGAGTTCTAAGGAATTTATTGAGCTATTGGCATTGATTGCCAATGCGAGGAAGTTGCCCATCATTGCTGTGAATAGTAGCAATAAGGGGATGTATTTTAAGTTTGATTTGGAGGAAGGGTGATGGCTGAGAATAAGGTGTTCGGCCCGGCGTCAGTAAAGCAAAGAATGATGCTAGAAGCACAAGAAGACATTATCCTTGTGGGTGGTGGTGCTGGCGGCGGGAAAGCTCTTCGACATGGAGAGAAAGTTTTAACTGTAAACGGGTTCGTAAATATTGAAGATATTAAGGTTGGCGACAAAGTAATTACTCCTGATAACACGGTTGAGACTGTTACCGGCGTATTTCCTCAGGGGGTTGTTGACTTATACCGTGTTCGTTTTCAAGATGGAAGAATCATAGACTGTTGTGGAGAACATCTATGGAAATGGCATGAGGCAGGTGACGGGCAAGTTAACAGTAAGATTACAAATACGCTTGAAATGTTGAAAGTAACCTCTAAATACGAAGGGACAAAAGGAATTCGTAAAAGACTTCCGATCATACCTCTTATAAAGCCAGTACAACATTCCGAACACAAAGAACACGTTATCTCCCCTTATGCGATGGGGGTTATACTAGGTGACGGCCATATACCAAAAACAGGAAGCCCGGCTGTAACTAACAGTAGTGAATTTGTGTGGGAAGAACTAAAGCGGGAAGGGATTACTCCCGGCGCCTTTACTCTTAATGAGGGCAGACCAACATCTGTTACAAAAACTCTTCTTGGCACATTTTCTGAAATGGAACGCCTTGGCCTGAGAGGAACCCTTTCTCAGACCAAATTCATTCCTGAAGAATATATGTTAGGCTCTATCAAGAATCGTTTTGACTTACTACAGGGGTTGTTTGATACAGACGGCTATGTATGTAAAAGAGGTAACGTATATTATGACACAACCTCCGAACGAATGGCTCATCAGGTTAAGGAAATCCTTCACTCACTTGGGTACACTGCAAAGCTCTCCACCAAGCAGGGAAGTTACGTCAAAGATGGTGTAAAGCATATTTGCTCCATTGTTTATAAACTGTATGTGAGGGGAATGAACCAAGGGAGTCTTTTCAGACTTCCTGCGAAAAAAGACAGAACAATATCCAAACACGTGGGGTTACGCGTTGAGTGCATAGAGCCAATAGGAAAAGGAGAAGCGTCTTGTATTAGTATATCAGGAGACGAAAAGCTGTATATTACAACAAACTACATTGTGACACACAATACGTCAACAATTTTGATGAAGATGTTGGCATACTTGGATGATCCAAATGAGCGCATCGTGATTGCGCGTAAATCAAGACCTGAGCTTACACGCCCCGGTGGCATTGTGAATGAATCTAAACAATTCTACCAACCTTTTGGCGGTGACTTTAATAAGACTGGACTGATCTGGACGTTCCCATCTCAGGCCGAGATACAGTTCCTTGGTATCCCAGATGCAAGTGTGCTTGGTAGCCTCCAGGGCCTCCAAGCTAGCCGTTTATGCGTGGACGAAGCCGGCGATGATTGGTCTTTGGATGTAATTTTATTCTTGTTGTCTCGGGTTCGTAGTGCCCACTCAAAATACAAAGAACAAGTTATCCTAACAGCTAACCCAAATCATAATAGCTTTCTAAGGGAGTGGGTAGATTACTGCCTAGACGAAGATGGCGTGCCAAAGCCGGGAACAGAAGACAAGGTTCGCTGGATGGTTGTTCTTGATGGCAAGGTTTTGTGGGCAGACTCAGAAGAGGAGTGTTTTGAGATTCATGGCGCCCCACGCGGCATGATTAGAGGGAAGGGGCTTACTGCAGCACAGATACGCGACGTGCCAAAAGGTAAGCTCTTTATTGCTAAGTCATTCAGATTTATCCCTTCTACGGTCTACGACAACCCCTACCTACTCCCTCCACGCAACAACACCTACCTTCCAAGCCTCCTTGCACAGCCTAAGCGCAACCAACTGAAATACCTGCATGGCTCATGGCTTAATATCGATGTTGGACAGAACATGTTTAACCGGTCTTGGTGCGATCTGATAACAATGGATCAGGTACCGGTGGATACCGACCTTGTTAGAGCCTACGACTTGGCAGCAACAGAGAAGTCTGAGGTTAATCGTAATCCTGATGCCACGGTTGGAATGCTAATGGGGCGTGACAGGTTTGGGACGTATTACGTGATTGATATGGTCAAGTTCCATGCGAAGCCTCATGCAGTGCTTGAGCGCATCATCACTCAGGCAACTAGAGATGGGTTACACGTTCCTATTGTTGTACCACAGGACGCTGGTGCAGCAGGTAAATACGTGGCAAACCACATGGTAACAGTTCTCTCTGAGGAAGGGCTTATCGTCAAAGTTGATAAGATGAGTGGCTGGAGCGGTAAGCTACAAAGGTTCCTCCCATTCTGCCAGCTTGCAGAAGCAGGTAAAGTGAAGATCGTGGTCGGGGCATGGAATGATGAGTGGCTTGAAACGCTTGAGATGTTCAAAGGCACCCCTGAGTCTATGCGAAAGATTCACGATGACGAGGTTGATGCTACATCAAGCGCCTTGAAGATTCTCGCTAAAGCGTATCAATCCTCTCCTAACGTATCCCTCTCAGGCATCTCTTTAACAAGAGAAGGGCCTATCCCGTCTTAACCAATAGCATAAGAGCCTTTATATGTCAATATATTTGCTGTAAAACATTGACAAAACAAGGTTCTTATGTTATAATATTAGTATAGGAATTAGGAATGCTCATTAAATTTAACGAGGAGGTATAGGTGGCAAGAAAACTCAAAGAATCCCTCCTACAGCCAGATGAGGGAGCCCCCGGCGTTCCTCGCATCGCAGGTTTCTCAGAGGCAGGTTACACTGGCCTCAAATTCACAGCAAAACAGATTCTTGAGGAGCGTGACAAACGCTTTCGCATGCCTAAGCGCATCGAGACAATCGATGAAATGCTTTCAGAGCCAGTTATCTCAGCAGCTCTTGAGATGTACAAGATGCTCATGGCCCGCCCTGAATGGACAATCGAGCCACCCGTAGGCGCTTCTGCTACACAGAAGGAACGTGCCAAGTTCATCCAATCTTGCCTTGATGACATGGATGACCAAACGTGGTTTAGCTTTGTTCAAAGCGCCCTCTCCTATCTTGATTACGGCTTCTGCGTTGTAGAGAAAGTGTTCAAACGTAGAACAAAGAAGAACAGCAAGCACAGTGATGGTCTTGTAGGCATTTCTAAGTTGGCTGTGCGTAGTCAATCTACAATCTCCGGCTGGTTGTTCTCTGACGATGGACGAGAGCTACTTGGGGTAGAACAATCACTCAAGAACATAGTATACGCAGATCGGTTCAGCAATGCAATAGCTTCTACGATTGAAATTCCTCGTGAGAAGTTTATGTTGTTCCGTAGCAGCCCTAAAAACGATAACCCAGAAGGTACGCCAATCCTTAAAAGTGCTTACGTCCCATTCCGCTATAAGCGGGCTGTGGAAGAAGCGCAAGCAATTGGGGTGACACGTGACCTAGCAGGCATCCTTGTAATGAAGGCCCCTGCAGACGTATTCAGCCCTAACGCCTCTGCTGAACAGAAGGCTTCCTTTGAAGAGCTAAAGCGCGTTCTTCGTAACGTTAGCACAGGTGAGCAGCAAGGCTTGCTTCTCCCAAGCACAACGCAAGGGGATAACGGCCAAGGCAAGGAGCACTACTCAGCCGAGCTGCTTAGTTCTTCTGGCGCAAGAGCCTTCGATACGCAAGCAATCATCCAGCAATTACAGACTCAAATGCTTATCAGCATGTTTGCCGACATGCTCCAGCTTGGTAACAACGGCCAAGGATCATTCAGCCTTGCAGATGGCAAACTTGGCATGGTGGAGGCTTCTGTCTCGTACAAGCTGCGGGAACTGTCTGAAGTGATTAACCAACAACTCATCCCTGATCTGTACAGATTCAACGGATGGGATGACAAGGAATATTGCAAGGCTGTTCCGGGAGTTGTCTCTGAGATGTCCGCTGATGAATTCGGTAAGCTGATTCAGCGTGTATCTGCTGTGGGTGCTGTCGAGATGGATCGTAGATTCCTCAACAAGATTCGTGAGCACATCGGCATTGACACATTGGCAGAGGACATTGAGCCAAGAGAAAAGTATATGCCGCAGGCTACGTCTCGCTCAGGCGATGGACTTGTGGAAGGTTTGCCGGGCGGTACAGGAAAAGCCGTTGGCGGTTCTGGCGACTCTTCTACAAATAACGCAGATAATGCAGCATAGGAAAGGGAATAAATGAGTCATAGACTATTCAGGCTAACTGAACAAATCTTGGCTCATCCTCAACTCATTACAGCAGAAGCATTGGCCCCTATCGCACAGTACCTTGTGAATAGAACGGCTGATCCTTCGTTCATGCGTGATGTAGAAGACGATGAGAACAAGCCAGACAAAGAAGATATGGAAGTGCTTAACGGGGTAGCTTTCATCAACGTAGAAGGCGCCCTTTCGTACAAGCCAATATACACAGCGTGTGGCAAGGTTGGCGTGGCTTACACAGAGCTGATTGAACAAGTTGGCGAAGCAATTGATGCTGGTGCTAAACAGATTGTGTTCTCGTTCAGCAGCCCCGGCGGTGCAGCACAAGCCTGTTTCACTTCTGCTAATGAAGTGAGGCGCATGGCAGACGAAGCTGGCGTAAAGCTCGTTGCATATGTAGATGAGATGGCCTGTTCTGCAGCGTATGCTTGGGCTTGCATGATGGATGAAGTTGTTTCTTCTCCTGACGGCACTACAGGCTCAGTAGGCTGTATTGTTGCGCTACTTGATGATTCCAAAGCTCTTGATAAGGAAGGGTACAAGCGGGTGGTGATTACATCGCTGGCAGGTAAGTCTCCTTTCAACGAAGATGGCAGCTTCTCAGAAAAGTTTTTGGCTAAGGTGCAAGAAGACGTATCCCGTCTTGGTATGCAGTTTGCCGAGCATGTTTCCATGTATACAGGATTGTCTGTGGAAACGATTTTAGCGTTGGATGCTCAGTCGTTCCACGCAGAAAAGGCTTTGGAGATTGGCCTTGTAAACAAGGTTATGACTCCAAGGGAATTTCTTGACTATGTAAGGAGTAACAATGCTTGATGCACTGAAAAAGGCACTCAAGGGCGTATCAGCTACCAATGTCACTATCAATGTAGCGGACGCTCCTGTTGTAGCTGAGGCTGTACAGGAAGTACAAGAAGAACTGTTGGAGCTTGCAGCGATGCAGCCCCTTCAAGAACAACTCGCTGAGCTGGTTTCCCAAGTGGAACAGCTCAACAGTGTAGTAACAGAAAAGGATGCCCTGCTGGCATCTCTGAACAGCAAGCTGGAAGGCTATGCCGACCTCGCTGCTAAGGCTGAAGCTGAAGCTGCCGCTCTCCAAGAGCAAGCCAAGCTGAAGGAACTCAACGAGCGTCGTGAGATGCTGGCGGACGTTATCGGTAAGGATAATCCCGGTTTCGAAACTACCTTTACCGCTATCGGTGAATTGCCGCGTGAGTCATTTGACGTTGTCGTATCTGGATTCAAGGCATCCTTTGCCAAGGAAGCAGAGAGCGCAATGTTCAAAGAAGTTGGTGTGTCGGGTGATGCTGATAAAGCCCCTGAAGAAAACCTTACGATGAAAATCATCAAGCAATCTCTCAAGAAGTAATCTTGAGACTATCGCAATTTTAGAAAGGAAATACAAATGGCTGTTATCGACACTCGCACGCTTACTCTGAGCGACGTTGTTAAAGAAGAATATGATCCGTCCAGCGGCATCACTCGTGAAGTAGTTACTGTTAATCTGGCTGGTGCTACCACGCTGACGGCAGGCGCTGTTCTGGCTAAGGTCACTGCCACTGGCAAGTATCTTATTCAGGACGCATCGCTTGCATCTGGTGCAGGCTTGGAAGCTGCAGGCGTGTTCTTGGGTAAGGACGAACTGACTCCGGTTCTGGCAGTTGCTGCTACTACGGACACCAAGGTTCTGATGCTGGCTCGTGGCCCTGCAAAGGTTGTTGTTGGCAAGCTGACGTTTGGTGCTGGCACCGACACGAATGCTGAAAAACTGGCTGTGTATGACGCGCTGGCTGCCAAGGGTATCGTCACTGTTACCGCTCTCTAATATAGATTAAGGAAAGAATAAATATGTTGACTCGTACTTTTGGCAAGAATTTCGAGGTTTCTGATTGGACGGAGGAGCTTGTTCTTGTCCCGAATCAATGGGGACGTTTGGCTGCTGATGGCCTCTTCCAAGAAGAAGGTATTGAAACTTACACCGTTCAGTTTGAACAGACCACTAAAGATGGCGCTATCATTGTAGACAAGGTGCGCGGAGAGCGTGCCGATGCGAACAAGGAGCAAGGTTCCTTGATTCGTGCGTGGAGTGTACCGCATTTTCCGTATGACGATTACATTACACCTAGCGACATCAAGGGTAAGCGCGCATATGGTACGGCATCGGATGAAGAGCAGCTCGCTCTCGTTCGTGCTCGTCGCCTTGCTCGCATTCGTCAGAATCATGCGTGGACGCTGGAACATGCACGCTGGAAAGCTCTGACTTCTGGTGATGTGTATGCTCCGAATGGTACCGTCTCGATGAACTACTTCACCGAGTTTGGTGTATCGCAGAAGAGTGTTAATTTTACTTTCGGAACGAACACCACAGACATTGTATCCAAGGTGGAAGAGGGTATTGCCCACATTCAAGATAACGCCTCTGGTCAAAATGTATCAGGCATTGTTTGCTACTGTTCCAGCGGCTTCTTCTTCAGCTTGATTTCTCACGCTAACGTTAAAACCGCTTATACATATTATACCAGCACGCAAGAACCCCTGCGTCAGCGTCTTGGTGGCAACACCACGATGTACCGCGAGTTCTTCCATGCAGGCGTTCTGTTTGTAGAAGTTCGCGGCAACTATGCAGGTAACGCTTTCATTCCGGCTAACGAAGCCGTCATGGTTCCGGTTGGCACCGATGCCTTCAAGACTTATTTTGCAAGTGCGAACAAGTTCTCGCTGGCGGGCACAACCGGAGAACCTGCTTACGCGTTTGAGTATCAAGGTGAGCGTGACGACAAGATCATTCTGGAATCTGAGTCTAATTTCCTGAATGCCTTGTGCCGTCCGGCGATGGTTGTGAAGTGCACTACGGCGTAATCTCTTAGTTGAGGTAGCTTTACAAAGTGTTCTGGAGGGCGTATAATGCTCTCCAGAGCATTTGATAAAGAGGAGAACCGTGTTAAAAAAGACAACTGAACAATTTATAGAACAAGCAGTAAGTGTTCACGGAGATAAATACGATTACTCGGAGACTGAATACGGCGGGGCACTTGAGAAGGTGAAGATTATTTGCAAACACCACGGCCCGTTTTGGATGTCCCCTACAAAACATTTGGCCGGGCAAAAGTGTGCGCTTTGTGGAAGAGAAGCAATTTCACACAAAACAAGGTTCTCTAGAGAAGATTTTATTCGCAGTGCAGTAGAAGTACATGGAGCCACCTACGACTACTCTGAGGTTGTGTATACAGGATCAAGCAACAAAGTAAGGATTATCTGCAAGAAGCACGGTGTTTGGGAGCAAATACCTTATTCTCACTTGTCAGGCCGGGGGTGTAAAAAGTGTGGTATTGAAAAGACTGTTGAAAAAACACGACACACTATTGAAGATCTTGTTGAAAAGGCAAAAGCCGTCCATGGCGAACAGTACGACTACTCATTGGTTACTAAATACGTTAACCAAAAAACCCTCATCCCTGTTGTCTGCAGGAAGTGCGGAAGGGTGTTTGAAATAATAGCTAATAATCATTTGAATGGTCAAGGGTGCAGAAAATGTAACACAAAGCCATTTTTTGAGTCAATTACTAAGAGTAAAGATGAAGCATTGCAGGGACTACTTAGAGTACACGGCGACAAGTACTCCTATGACTTTAGTGGCTACGTAAACGCAAGGTCTAAAATAAGAGTTACTTGCCTGCATCACGGAGACTTTTTAAGCACAGTCAAGGGGATGCTCCGAGGGAGAGGCTGTTGGAAATGTGGCAGCGAGTCTTGCGCAAACAAGAAGATAATTGGTCGGGATGCCTTTGTGGGAAGGGCCGTAGCTGTGCACGGCGGCGTTTATTCGTATGAGCGAGTAGTCTATGAGCGGGCAAACCTACCTGTTGAGATATACTGCACAAAGTGTAATAACTTTTTTAAACAAACTCCTACCCACCACATGGCTGGAGCAGGGTGTCCTTGTTGTGCATCATACGGGTTTCAGACAGGCGATAAAGCAATCTTGTATTTACTGTGCTGCGAGTCTTCTTTTGGTAGCTTCACTGGTTACGGAATTAGTAATAACGCAGAACAGAGGTTGCGTCAACACATCAGAAGTCTCTCAAAATCAGCCTTCGTCATTACACAACAACACACATGGGATTTCCCAATAGGCTCCTCCGCTTTGGCGTTAGAGAATGCCGTGAAGAAACAGTTTCCACAAACGTCCCGTTTGGGATGTGATATAGATGGATTCAAACGAGAATCCACGGACGCTCCTTTTGAGCAAGTTAAAGAATTTATAGAAAGCATCCTAAAGGAGAATCCTGAATGGCAATTGACCTAACAGACCCGGTAGGGCGTATCAGGCTCACCATTGGCGATATTTCCGATCTACCCGTTTTGAGCGACCAACAGATTAGCGACACATTGGAGCAGTTTGATAACAACGAGGAAAAAGCCACCCGTCAATGCGCACACTATATTTTAGCTACGCTCAGTATGCGTGGCGATGTACGCTTAGACCGGATACAGGCCCTTTCTTCTGGTGTCTTCGAACAGTACATGAGGTATTTGCAATACACCATCAACAGTCCCACAAGCGCCCTAAACGCCGTCAGGATTTACGCATGCGGAGTCTACAAAGATGACTACGAAGCTAATATCCTTGATGACACTGTTCTGCATCGTGTTCCTACAAACCCTTATGGATATGTAGAAGGAAAATGGGTTCCTTGGGAGAATTTCTAAATGAACTATCTCACACAGCAACTCAAGCAAGCTACAGCGCAGATTATGAACATAGCAGGCGGCCCACTCTCTGTTGTGTTCGTCACTAAGGGAACCTACGTTCCCGGAGTATCCACTACGAACACAGAGACGAAGATTGCAGGCCGTGGGGCTTGGATGGATCACCAAGAGAAATGGTCTGAAGCTACATTCGATGGCACCCTCATCCTACGTGGAGATAAGATTCTCTACCTTGAGCCTTCCAGCTTATTCCCAAGACATCCTACGCCTGACAAGGACTTCGTAGAAGACGCCTCTGGTGCTCGCTGGAAGATCATTGGTAAGCGTGACAATAACCCCTCAGGAGAAGCCCCAATCTGTTATTTCCTATTGATGAGGAAATAATATGGCTAAGAATGAAATTCAAGATTGGGCTAATGAGATTAGTGCATTCTGCTCTGAAGGCCAAGAACATCTATCTGCTGAAGTGGCTCAGAAAGCAAGAATCCTTTACAAGCGTATTGTAGCTCTCTCGCCTTCTCCCTCATTCAATATGGGCGGATATTCACAAGGGCATTTCCTGAAGAACTTCAGGATTGGCCCTATGCCTCAAGTGGGGGAGATTGCTGGTAACGAAGACACAGCACAAACGTTTAAACGTATTGATGCTCAAATCCCCGATGACTACTTCTTGGTTAATCAAGCTGTGACGATGACGAACAGTACATCATACATCGCAGATATTGAATACAAGGGGTGGCAGAGAACCCCTGCCTACGCTCCAATAGCCAAGGCTCTTGCTGCTGAATTGTAAGGAGGGCTATGTCACAAATCAAAATTAGAAACGCGTTAGAAGAAAGGGTGATGGCTTGGGCCACCACTAACAGTATTCCTGTAGCTTGGGAGAACGTTGGGGGAGACTTTGAAGACAAGCACATCAGAGTGGTTGTCTTCCCAAGCCCTACAGGAAACCCCTCGCTGGGTGTTGAGCATAGGCGCTACAGGGGATTGCTAAGGTTACAGGCATACGTCCCTACAGAAATAGATGGGCCATTTGCAGTTGAAACGTTGGCTGCACAGCTTGTAGAGCTGTTTCCTCGCGGCCTGACGATTGAAGAAAGTGGTGTGTTCATCAATATAGAAAATACGCCAAGTCAGTCTCCCGTCTATCAAGATGGAAAGTTTGTGTATGTTGTCGTTGAAACGACATATCGTTGTGAAACATATTGAATAAAGGAACTTAAATGGCCTTCGCATCAGGAATTAACAAAGTAGTTGTTATACATAAGGAAACGGTGTGGGGGACAGCTCCAGCAGCAGGCTCCACTTCAGCTCGTTACATCCCTCGGGTTAATCTTGACCTTGCTCTTTCTCGTGAATCGTTCTCGTCTGATCGTATTAACTCACATGCTCAGGTTGGTGAATCTCGTAGTGGTACGGACGTTGTTTCTGGTACGCTGGCTGATGAAATCGCCACAGGCAGTCACACTCCAATGTACGAATGTTTGCTTCGTGGCGTGTTTGTCACTGGTGCTACAAGCACTAAGATTACCGTGGCTTCGAGCGCTGTAGATAACTCCCTGAACGACTCTGGCAACGGGTTCATTACAGGTGGCTACAAGATTGGTGATGTCGTAGATATCACTGGATTCACAGCCCCTGCAACGGCTAACAATGGTCGTGCAATGATTATGTCTCTCACGGCTGGCAAGATGGTGCTGAGTGGCGTGACGCTCGTTACCAAGGCTGCTGGCGATTCCGTTGTTATCACTGTTGCTGGTAAGAAGCTCGGTGTTCCTGCTGAAGTGGCTAACCGCACAGATGATAGCTACACGGTTGAGCAGTTCTACGCTGACATTGGTGTTAGCCGACTGGCTACTGGCTGTAAGTTTGGCTCTGCATCGTTCTCTCTGCAGCCTGATGCAATGGGCACTGTAGATTTTGACGTGCAAGCTAAGGACATGAAGACAGCCGCAGTACGCTACTTCACAGCTCCGCAAGCTGCGTATGCTTCAAGCGTTATGGCTGGCAATAAGGCATTCCTGATGATGGACGGTGCCCCGGCTGTTCTGGTTACAGGTCTTGACTTTGAAGTACAAGGTAATCTGGAAGCATCATCTGTTGTTGGTAACTTGCAGCCTGATGGCACGCGTCCTTCGGCAGCTATCTTCCAAGGTCGTATTGAAGTGTCTGGCACTGTTACCGCCTACTTCGAGAATGACGCCCTCTTCGAGAAGTTCCGTGATGAAGATGAAATCACTCTGGCATTCTGGATGAAGGGCGATGGCGGCAAGGACATCGTGTTTAAGATGGGTCGTGTGAAGCTCGGTTCTGCAACACCTAACGATGGTAGCACTGGCGGTCTTACTCAAGAAATCAGCTTTAACGCTCTGTACCGCGAAGGTGCTACGGGTACTGCATATGATGATTCTTCTATCATCATCCAAGAGATTGCTTAATTGTAAATAGCTTTCTCCTTCTAAGGGCGTGTGAGGTTTGCGCAAAGGCTTCACACGCCTGCTTTTTAACATAAAGGATAATAAGATGGAATTGGACGAATTTGATTTTCAGAAGGCCGTAGAAGACGGGATGGACATTGTTATTGTTTACCCGGCTGACAATAAGGCTAAAGGCACTAAAGCTGGTGACCCCTCAGATATGAAGATTAAGGTGAAGGGGGTTGGCTCTGAAGCATTCAAGAAGGGTATTGCTGTGTTCAACGCATACCTTGAGAAATGTAAGAAGGAAGACACCACCCCCGACGAAGAAGAGAAGCGTAAGAATACTGCCAAGATGCTTTCCATGTGCTGTGAAGGATGGGAAGGCGTCAAGGTTGGTGGCAAGGACGTTAAGTTCTCCCAAGACAAAGCATATGATTTGTTCATCAAGCATGAATGGCTGGCAGGGCAAGTGGCTGCAGCAGTGATGGACGTTGATACGATGCTGGAAAAAAACTGTCAAGCCTCCTGAGTTATGCAGATTCTTTCTTCACAATGATGCTTCCAAAGGGCAAGAGTGGTGTTAATGAATACACACACATGCTTGCCCTTGAGAAGCAAGAGAAGATCGTTCCAGAGTTGATTGCATATAGAAAGGCATCCGTTCCTATTAGCCTGAAATACTATTGGAATGAGTTTCTGGAATTAAGCAGGCGCAGGGGGTTTGATTCAATGTCAGGAAGCCCGCTTCCTTTGACGTGGCAAGACATGAGTGGATATTGTGCTTGTCTTGGAAAACATTTGAACACAGTGGAACTACAAGTTTTCACAAGTTGTGATGAAATTTATCTTGATGCTTGGAGAAAACTTCACCCTGTTAATACAGGAAGTAAGGCTCCTAAATCAGCAAGACGCTGACATGCTACGCCTTCGGGCGTAGCTTTTATTTTTATGTGAGGGAAGCATGGATATCAAATCTATCTCAGTTGAGGTGAAAGCAAAAGGGATAATTCCTGCTGCTAATGCCCTCGGGAAATTCTCCAAGACAGCCCAAGAAGGGGCTCCAGCTATTAACGCTGCCAAGCAAGCCTTGGAAGACTTCGCAGCTATCACCCTTGATGCAGCCACATCTGGCGTAAAGAGCCTGTCAGGGGCTATTCGTGACATCAAGACGAATACTAAGGGAATCTCTAATTTAGGGCAATCCTATAAGGGCGTTTCTACATCATTCTCAGCCCTTGCTACAGCCGTAGATAAACTGAATAGCTCTGTGGCAGGGATGGCAGCATTCAATGCACAGCTAGCAGTAACGCGTGACCTCCTGAATGAGATGAAGGGCTCTGCCGGGGTATTGTCTTCTGTAGGGCGCTCTGCAGGAAATGCTACAGTGTCTGCTAGCAGTGGAGGCGGAAAGAGTGGGGGCAGTGGGAGTGATTCAGACGCCCTTACCCGCTCACAACAGAACGTCCTAAAAGAGCTGAAACGTGAAGTAATCTACGCTGAGAGCGGAAAGATAGGGTGGCTTGAATATAAAGCAGCAAGAGAGGGAGTAACTGCCCAAGCCGCACCTCTTTTAGCCAGCCTTCGAGGAGTTGATAAAACACTACAGCAAGGCACAATGTCCACCAAGGCATATCGTGCTGCCATGAACACAGTGCCTGCACAGCTCACTGACATTGCAACACAGCTTGCTGGCGGACAGAATCCGTTCCTGATTATGCTCCAGCAGGGCGGACAGTTGCGGGATGTGTTTGGGTCTGTAGGAGGGGCAGCTAAGGCTCTTGGCTCTACGTTGCTCAGTGCTTTGCTGAATCCTTGGACGTTGCTGGCTATAGCAGTTGGCGCAACAGCCTTTGCTTTCTACAAGGCTGCAACAGCTCAAGAGGAAATCCAGAAAGCCCTGATCTTAACTAATAATTACGTTGGGTTATCAACTGACTCTTTCAACGCAATGTCTAAGGCTGCTGGAGAGGCTTCTGGCAGGTCTGATCTTGCCTCGGAGGCTATGCTTGCAATTGCGTCTTCTGCAAAGATTGCAGGACAAAACGTAGAGCGTATTGCTACATCTTCTGCTAAGTTTGCTGCAGCTACAGGCCAAGACATAGACAAGGTTGTAGAGGAGTATGCCTCTTTGGCAGAATCTCCCGTTGAGGCTCTTGATAGGCTTGATACCAAATACAGATTTCTTACAACGACTCAAAGAGAAAACCTTGCAGAACTTAAGAAGCAAGGGAAAGAGTACGAAGCTACAGCAATGGCAGAGACCCTGCTTGCTGATGCCCATGATTCTATGACCAACAGAATCGTCGCAGGGCAGGGTCTAATGTCACGCGGTTGGGCTGATACCAAGGCCTCTTTCGGTAACTTCTGGCAGAGTGTTAAGGATAGCCTTAGCGGAGGGACTGATCACCAAGACGCTCTTTCTGCCGCTACAGAAAAATATAACACCCTTCTTGTAAATAGGCAAACGGAAGAAAAGAAGCTCATTTCCGCTAACGAAGAAACAAAGCGGCGTACTCAAGAGCGCCTAAAAAGCTATGATGCAGAAATAGCATCTGCGCTTAAGATCATCACGTTATCGGAAGCTCAACGTAGTGCTGAAAAAGCCTCTGCCTCTAATAAAATTCAGGAAGAGAAAGTCAAGGCTATTACAAAGCAGGCCGAGGGCTATGACGAGATTAAGAAGCGTCAGACAGAAATAAACAAGCTCTCTGCTGATATGTCTTTCCTGAAGACACAACCTCAGACTAAAGCCACTCTTGAGACGATTAAGAGTATTGAAGACCGCATCAAGAAGCTCAACGAGCAGAATGAGCCTAAAAAGCTCTCTGGTGGTGTGACACGTCAGAACACTCTTGAAGCTGAGTATGAAGCCATCCTGCTAGACATCGAAGGATATACAACAAAGGGGGCTGAGTACGACAAGATGACAGAGAAGGGTAAGCGTCTTCTTGCCGTAGAGAAAGCGCTTGCTAATCCTAAGAAAGACACAAACATTGCAGTTCTTCAAGAAGAGCTTAAATGGCTTAAATTGATTGTTGCTGAGGAACCAAAGCGCAAGGGGCTTCAAGACTCTACTAAAGAAGCTCAAGGATGGCTTGACATTGGAGATGCTGCCAATGTAGCTGCCGATGCTATAGACAGGAATACTCAGGTCATAGCTGCCAACGGGCTTGAATCTTCCCGGATGACAGAGACGCAGAAGAAGCTGGCTGAAGCTCAGGAAGCATCCAACAAGGCAACAGACTACGGAACGAAGATGGCCGCTGAATGGGCCATTGCTGCCCTTGAGCGTAAGAATGCTTCAGAGAAGCTGGCGGCTGCAGAAGCTAATAGTCAGAAAGTTGCTAATGACAATATAGAGCTTGCTGCACAACAAACCTCTGCATCGGCCCTTCTAAGGAGGGAGTATCACCAAGACGCTGATGCAACCAACATGGACTCTGAAGCCAAGAAGCGGCACAACGATCTTATGAAGCTGAGTGCAGAGGTTGCCGAAAAAGTAGCAGAGGCAGAGGGTAAGATTGCTGTGCTCAGAGGGGATAGCACCGTTAATCATGAAAAAGAGATTGCTCTGTATGAAAAGAGAATCGAGATGCTTAAGCAGTTTGGTGTTGAGCAGACAAAGATTGTACAGAATGCCCCCATCAAGCCTGATATCCAAAAGGGATGGGAGAGCTTCTATACGTCAATAGGCAAAGCTCAAGATGTGTCCGCAGGCGCCTTCTCCTCTGGCTTCTCCTTGATGGAGAACACTCTGTCTGATTTCTTCATGACAGGGAAGATGGATGCGCAGGAGTTTGGGAAGTCAATGCTCAAGATAATTGTGCAGATGACCACTAAGCTGCTGTTGCTCAAGGCTGTACAGGCTATGGTGGGGATGGGGAGCAGCGTTGGGACTCCCGGGAGTGCTGACTTTGTAGGCCCTGTGCAATCTGCGCAAGGAAACGCCTTCTCTGGTGCATCTCAGTTCGCCCAAGGAGGTTCCTTCACAAACGGCATCTACAGCAAGCCCACAGCATTCCAGTTTGCCTCTGGAGGCGGGTTCTCTTCTCTCGGTGTGATGGGAGAAGAACGTTCTAATCGTGCCGGAGAGGCTGTAATGCCTTTGACAAGAACACGTCAAGGTGACTTAGGAGTGAATGTGTCAGGGCAAAGCAGTGGAGGTGTGCAAGTGAATACGACTATTAACATCGTAGGAGACTCTGCAACAACCTCAACGTCTTCTGATGGGACTGAGGGTAAGCAATTTGCCAACATGATTAACACCATGATTGTCAGGAAGATTGCTGAAGAGAAACGCCCGGGCGGGATGCTTGCCAAAGCTGCATAAATAAAGGGAGGGGATTGTCATGGGATACATTGACTTTCCCCTCTTTGTATGATATAATGTTAGTAAAGAAAGGTGTTTTATGGCTACTCTACCAACTAAGTTTAAACCAGAATACGGAGCACAAGAACAAACAATTCAGAATGTTCTCCGTACAAAATTCGGGGATGGCTATGAGCAACGCTCTGCTAACGGAATCAATTCTACGCAGCGTGTATGGCCCTTGACATTCAAATACTCCCCGGCAGAAATGACAGAGCTTGTCACATTTCTTAAGGCAACAGGAAGCTATGCCACATTCACATGGACTCCTCCTGTTGGCGCCACAGGGTTGTTCATTGTTAAAGATGGGCAGATGACGAGAACAATTGCTAACCCGGGGTACGAAGAATTATCTGTAACATTTGAGGAGGTGTTTGAATGATGAATCCTAAAATCGCACAGGAGTCTCAGAAGCTGACAACATCCGGTGTGGTTGATTTATACGTTCTTGACCTCACTGTTATCGGTGTCTCTCAGTTATTCTATTTCCATAATATGTACATCACAGGCCAGCAATCTGTGTGGTGGAAGGGGATTGAATACCTCCCTATGCCAATTGAAGCTACAGGCTTCGAGATGAGCGGGAACAAACAAACTCCCCGGCCTACGCTTAGAGTGTCCAATGTTACAGGACTCATCTCAGCAATGCTACAAGATATGGATGATCTTGTAGGGGCTAAGATTACACGACAGCGTACATTTGCAAAGTTCCTTGATCCAGATAATTATGGGGGCATCAACCCAGATGCTGACGATGAAGCCACATTCTCTGATGAGGTGTGGTTTATTGATCGTAAGAGCCTTGAGAGCAAAGCTGTTGTAGAGTTTGAGCTGTGTGTCCCTTGGGATTTAACAGGCGTAACGCTTCCTGCTCTCCCTTGTTCTGCTTCACATTGTGTGTGGGAGTACAGGGGGGATGGATGTGGATACACAGGAGGGCCTGTGGCGGACATCAACAATGATCCAACAGGATCTCTTGCAACAGATCGGTGCAGTAAAACATTAGTAGGCTGCCAGCTTCGTTACGGACAACAAGGCGTGCTCCCCATTGGCGTATTCCCTGCTGTCGGCATCATTCGATAGGCTCTGATATGAACATCCAAACAATCGTTGATAAGCACAAAGAAGAGTTCATCAAACAAGCTCATGACTCACCGCACAGGGAAGTGTGTGGGCTTGTTGTTAAGCTCAAGACTAAAACAAAGTACATCCCGTGCAAGAATGTTGCAGGCAAGGCTTTTGATTTTGAGATTAGCCAAGAAGACGTAGAGAAAGCAGAAGCGCAAGGGACAATCATTGCCGTATTTCATTCCCATGTGAATCACGAGATGAGCTTCACCCCTGCTGATGTGCGAGCATGTAACCAAACAGATACGCCATACATTTTGTATCATTTGTCGTCTCAATCCTTTAAGTGTATCGCCCCGTCACATGAGATTCCAAGGCTGCTTGGCAGGGCATACGTAGCAGGCACAAACGATTGCTTTGGCCTTGTCAAAGATTATTATCACCTTGCCTACGGATTTGAGATACAAGATGAATACAGATGGGACAAGTGGTGGAAAGAGGCTGACTTGATTACAAGCAACACATGGGAGAAGTCTGGCTTCTTCTGTGTGCCTAAGAAGGATATGCAGCCCGGGGACATCCTTGTGATGCAAAGCGGAAGCACACGCCTTAACCATCTTGCTATATTCATTGGCAATAGCCGTATCCTGCATCACTGCTACAACAGGCTGTCAAGCATCGACATCTATGCGGGCATGTGGAAAGACAACACTGTATATGTTTTGAGGAATAAAGAATGCTTACAACCATCAAACTTGGAGGTTTTTTAGGCAAGAAATATGGCAAGACGCACAAGATGGCAGCGAAGAGTCCTGCACATGCTGTGGCAATGCTGTGTGCTTGCTTCAAAGGATTCCGTAAAGACTTTCAACAGCATAACTGGCGCATTCTTGTTAATGATTACACAGCGTGTGAAGAAGACATCAAGAATCACATAAACGCAGCAGGTAAGTGCATCAGGTTTCTTCCTAAGTTTGAGGGCAGCGGTAACTACGCAAGGATTGTAGCAGGCGTAATTATCACAATAATTGGTGTCGTGTATCAACAACCAACCGCCGTTCAGCTCGGGGTCGGCCTCATTGTCGGTGGTGTGATCGGGATAATGTTTGGAGTTAATCCTTCAGCAACAGAGCAAGCCAATGACGCTAGAAAAACATCCTACCTGTTTGGAGGAACTCTCAATACAACAGGGCAAGGGAATCCTCGTCCATTGTTATACGGAAGACGTTTAGTTGGGAGTCAGGTGGTGAGTGCAGGTATTAGTACAAGGGAGCTATAATGCTATTGAAATATAAGGGTAGTGGTGGCGGAGATGACGATGAAGGTCAGAAAGCCACAGAAGCTCCTGATACACTAACATCAAAACAATTCCTGAAGATTATTGATCTAATATCAGAAGGCCCGGTGGAGGGGCTTGTGAATAATCTCCAATCCATCTACATTGCTGACACGCCGATACAAAACCCAGATGGGAGCATGAATGTTGACGGGTTTGCTGTGCAAGGACGTAATGGCACTGTAGACCAGACGTTTGTAGCAGGGTTTGAAGCTGCCGAGTCAGAGAAGGCTGTTGGTGTAAAGATCACGAAGCCAACTCCGATTGTACGCTCTCTGGAAGGAACCAACCTTAACGCTGTACGTGTTAGCCTTGGTATCCCAGCTCTTCAGGTAATTCATCAAGACACAGGAAGCTCTGAAGCTACACACGTAGAAGTGGGGATTGATATTCAGAAGGACGGTGGCGGATTTATCCCACAGATTCTTTCCAAGATTAAGATTGGTGAAGGTAGCACGTATTTCACACAAAGCAATGACTACAACGTGTCTATGCTGCATGCTGGCTACAAAGTCGGCCTAAGCGTCTGGTGGCAAGGAACTCCTAGCCCTGATTTGCAGCGTGTTACGTTCATCATCGAAAGGTCCATCAAGGGGGCAAATAACTTTGAGCATGTTCTAAGCCATGTAATGGAGGGGCGTGCCAAGCTCACGACAGTATTGATGGGAAGTGGTCCTTATCAATCTGGTAACAGCTATTACAAAGCTCCAGAAGAGCGCTTGTTCTTCTACACCAATACCAATTGGACGCTCTACGATTATCGTATTGCATACGTCTCCACTATCAACACACGCGCCCCCCGCTTTGAGTTGGACAGACTGGAGATGTGGGACAACAGCTTGACAGATCGTATCTACGGAAAATGTACAAGCAAGTATGTACGTGAATACGTTCTCCCTTTGAGTGGGCCGGGGCAGTATGAGGTTAGGGTTAGGCGTATTACAGACGACAGCACAACTACATATCTCCAGAACGACATCCAGTGGGAGACATTCACCGAGATTATTGACCAGAAGCTGTCCTATCCGTATTCAGCCTATATTGCAATGTCAGTGGATTCCTCTCAGTACGACGGGATTCCTGCGCGAGCATACGATGTTAAGGGGCGGATTGTAAAGGTCCCTGTCAACTACGATGCAGTGTCAAGAATCTACAGTGGAACGTGGGACTTTGATACGTTCAAGACCTCTTACACGGATAACCCTGTGTGGTGTTTGCTTGATCTAATCACTAACGCCCGATACGGGCTTGGTAAGTACGTTCCAATTGAGCAAGTTGATTTAGTTTCCTTCTACCGCATTGCTCAGTATTGTGATGAGCCTGTTCCAAATGGATATGGTGGATTTGAGCCTCGCTATACGTGCTCGCTGTACATGCAAGGGAAAGAAGACGCGTACAAAGTGCTGTCTGATATGGCTTCCATCTTCAACGGGATGATTTACTGGGTGAATGGCGCTCTGGCTATTTCAGCAGACATGCCTGATGATCCTGCTTGGATATTCACAAACGCTAACGTTGTTGATGGGGAATTCATCTATCAGGGATCAAGCAAGAACACGCGTTACACAACAGCCTTAATCACTTACGTGGATGCAGAAGATCGCTTCACAGAGAAGACAGAGTACGTCACTCTGCCCGACTACATTGTCAAGTATGGTGTGAAGCAAACATCTGCTATAGCTGTTGGGTGCTCGTCAAGAGGACAAGCCGTACGCTTTGGCAGGAACATCCTTTTGTCGTCATGTGCTCTCACAGAGCTTGTGTCTTTCACGACAGGGCTTGAAGGGGCTGGTAGTGGATTGGTTCCGGGCAGTGTTATCAAGGTGCATGATTCAAATCGTGTAGGGAAGCGTTGGGGCGGGCGTATTCTGTCTGCTACAACAAGCTCTGTCACAATTGATAGTGCGATTGAAGTGAATATTGGAGACACCTACACACTCAGTGTTCTGCTGCCTAACGGGACGATGGAGACGAGGGAAGTTATCTTCACATCCACCCCTGTACTAAATGCAATAGGCGATGGGGAAAAAGATGTGGGGCTACAATACTTGGCCATTGTTGACTCCTCTGGTGATGTCATTGGTGCATACGTTCTTAGCAGCACATTCACTGTCATTAATCTTGTTACAGCACTCAGCCAAGCTCCTGCCAGAATGGCAATGTGGATGCTGGAATCGAATACGATTCAATCTCAGTTGTTCCGTGTTGTGTCCATCTCTGAGAAGGAAGTGAATCAGTACGAGATTACAGGGCTTGAATATAATGAGTCCAAGTACGCTGCTGTAGACGAAGATGCTGCATTTATTGAGCGCCCTATCTCCACCCCTTACAGGTGGTATACACCCTCTCCGGCGAGACTTGTTGTAACGGATGCGTCCTACCTAGACGAGCTTGGAAACATTCGCTACACAGCCCTTGTGAGCTTCACACGCCCTACGTTTTCTTCATTCAGTCACTCTGTGCTGTGGTGGAGGTATGCTGGAGAGCAATGGCAGGATGCTGGATCATTTACGGATGCATTCAAGGATATTCATCTAGCGAAGGTTGGCGATATTGAAGTGAGTGTGCAGCATGTAAGCCAGTATGGAATATACAGCAACAAGGCTTATGCTACAGCAACGATAACTGGTAATCCGGGCATTCCTCCTGACGTGAGTAACTTCTTGATTAGCATTCAAGGAGCCTCTGCGTATTTCTCATGGGAAGTGCCTAACGTCACATCAAGTAAGAATATCAGTCACTTTGTAATCAAGCACTCAACCACAGAGTCAAGCAGTGTTGATTGGGGAAGTGCTGTTGTCGTTGCTGACAAGATTGCATATCCAACCAACCACATTAATCTGACGTGCCGTAGAGGGACGTATCTTATTAAGGCTGTATCTAAAGCAGGTCTTGAGTCAGTTAATGCCACAGCGATAATTAACAGTCTAGACGGATCAGATGATTATTCACTAATAAGAGCTGTTCCTGAGCACCCATACTACTCTGGTGCGAAGGACCATGTTAATGTAGGCGGAGGTACGCTGTTCATTGCAGCCGGGGTTATGGCAGATTGGACGCCGTTGGCAGATGCCGTCCCTTTGAACATAGGCATAGGGGAGTTATCAGAGGGCACTTATTATCTAACCCCTCTAGGGCTTACCGAGACAAACACTGTGCGACTTACTGCCAACATGGTTGCAGAGGGGTCAAACTTCCTAAACTACATTGGAAAATGGGACAACCTGTCCGACGTGGCTAACATAGGCGGGGCGGTAGCGGCTGATTGGAGCGCCATTGTATATTATAGGTGGCGGAATAAAACAGAAGACCCTTGGTCTGAGTGGATTCCTTTGTCTTCTACGGAGGCCACTCTTCAGTACGCTGAGTTCAAGATTGTGTTGAAAAGCCTAAGGGCTGGAGTAACTCCAGTAGTTTCTTCTCTGTCTATCGTTGTCGAGGGAAGAAACAGGGTCGAGGGGAGTGAGGATATTGTCACTAACTCCCTAACAGGAACTGCAGTCATTGAGTATGCTCGTAGTTTCTATAGGCAGCCTGCTGTGGCAATTATTGCGCAGAATATGAGCACGGGTGACTATTACGAAGTGCTGGATAAAGACTTGAATGGGTTTACAATTATATTCAAGAATTCTTCTGGGACACCTGTACAGCGCACATTTGATTGGATTGCAAAAGGGTACGGCTATTCTTACGGGCCGGGCGGAACTAAATATATACCGGGTAAACCGGCTTGGGGGTATGAGTAATGAGTCAAGCAAGTTTGGGGACGCTACCCCCAAGTACAACATCAGGGACGCAACTTAGCACCCTTTTGGTTAATTGGCAGGAAGCTGTTCACTCAGGGCACAGTAGTGCCTTGGGGAGCAGACCATCCTATGTTACAGCAGGGATGCAATGGATAGATACAAGCGGTCCCATCTGGAAGGTGTATAGATACGACGGGGCTCAAGACATCCTTGAAGCACAGGTTGATACAGTGAATAATAAGGCATACCCGGGGAGTAGCGTTTACGAGGGGGCAGTTCCCGGCAGGATTGTACATCCGAGCGGTTTGACAGAACAGTTTGGTCGTGCGGCTATTCCTGCTGGAAACGGCCACACCGTCACTGTGACGTTCCCTTACGGAAGTTACTCAACTACGGGCATCTTGTTCACGTTGTCGTATCTCGGCGGTCTGAATCCAGACATCTTCTACGGAGTTACTGCGTACAGCCAAACCGGATTCACAATCACTGTGGCTGGAACTATTTATTTGCCCTTCAGTATTGATTGGCATGCGAGGGGAATCTAAATGTCACAGTTTGATTTTGGAACGATTGATCCGAACGTAAAAGACGGAGTTGGGCTTGCTGCTGATTTGAATACATGGCGTAATGCCTTGCACAGCTCTCACAGCTCCACAGCAAGACCGTCTTATGTTCTACAGCACATGCTGTGGGTGAAGACAGGTACTGGAACCAACGAGAATCAGTTGTGCTACTACGACGGCGCAGATGACATTGTTATTGGAACCTTCAACACTTCAACAAACACCTTTGTAGCTAACGTCAATACAACGTTTGAAGTGGGGACAGACAACCTTACAACAACGTCTGCCTCCACCTATCAACTCACTAATGTCACAACAAATGATATAGACGCATTGGATGTCAATCTCGGCGGTGTGGGGCAAGCTGCTACTGTAGATTTCACTTATAACAATACCCTGAAGCAAATAACGTTCGCAAGTCCTCCTCCAGTAGGAGTTAGGCTTCGTGTGAGAGGATAACCAATGACAACAAAAGTACCAGTTTCAATGATTGAGGGGCTTACTACATCAACCCCTGTTACAACCACGATAGCAAATTTTAGCTTGAACAACTCCACCCCTAATCAGAGAGTTAATTTCAACGCTGTTGACGCTGGGGGGTATAACACAGGCACAGGAACGTTGTCGATTATGTTCGACATGCTCCCTACCAACTACTTTGCAAACTGTCCTACATCACACACAGCAGTGGTGCTACGCTCTGATCCGGCACTAGATGGGATTGCTGTTCGTGGTCAAGGGTTTGTGTTTGGTAAATTCACCGCTCTAGGCATCGACCATTTCCCGACATCTACCCTAGAGTCTTGGCAAAATGGTATTCCACCAAGAGATAATTTTGTATGGAAAACAACTACCCTCCCTCAGGATACCCTGCTAACTGATGGAACCACTTATAGGGTGCTGGTGGAGTCTATTGTAAATCAAACAGGGAACAGAGAACTTCGTTACGCTATTTGGAAGTATAGCTCATCTGATAACCAGTATTACCTGATGCTTGACACAGGCAACGTAGCGGATACTAACACATACTTTGATTCCACTAAAACGGGAATAACATTTGGGTATGTCCTTGCAGATAATCTTGGGGCTTGGTCTATCTCGTTCACTAACGTCAAGGTAACTTGGTCTAACGAGAGTGAATATCCCTACTACGCTGCAGGAAGTGTGTTGTCTGTGCCTACATCGACAGAGGTGGCTCCGGGGAACATTCCTAAGTTTGGTGATCTAGGGAGCGGTATTGGATTCTTAACAGTGCCTCCAGATGGCAGGTTTATGATATCCAAACCAATATCCGCACCATCTGATTATGCGACGATGCAGGTGCACAAGAGTACCGAATCCACTGCAGGCGGGAAGAGCACTGTCGGCCAGAACGTAGTGTTTAGCACAACTACGGGCGTGAACAGTCAAACAACCGAGTATAATGTTCTGTGTCTGTTGCACAACTACACACCGCTCTACACAGACGGTACAGGTCCGCTTGCAGCGGGTCCACAGAACGTAGGCTTGGCCTACCATGCTTATAACCACTCTACAGCCGCTACATGGGCATCTTGGGCTGTTATCTCGGACGCTAATCCTAACCCAACTGTTGGACAGATTGGTTTGGAGATGGGTTGTGAAGGTTACGGCAATGACATCTACTACAACCGTAATGCTATCCACTTTGCGGTAGTGAAGAACGAAGCAGCGGCAGATGCAGAGTGGGGAAGAATCTTCTATATTAGTTGTGGTACGAGTGTTCGTATCAGGAGAATCATGGAAGTGCATTCTTCAACGAAGATTGTTGATAGCGTGCTTTATTACCAAGGCACTCCAGCGGCAGGAGCAGGTGACACAGCTATTATACGAAGTGTGGGAGAAACTTCAATAGGCATTGACTTTGATAGCGCTACCTTTAATTCTGGCGTAGCTATTAAGCTGGCGTACGGGCAGAAGATAACGTTTGGCTCTGGGTATTCTTCATGGGGAACCGCAACAAACACAGCTGCTGGTGGAAGCTACGATGCAAGTTTGTCAGGTTGGCCGAATGATAATGCTACACTGTTTGGTCTACTAAGAACGTTGTATCAATCATTCGGCCACCTGCAGAATGAGCTAAAAACTAAAGGTGTTCTACAATAGCAATAAGCCCTCCCGCAAGGGAGGGCTTTTGTTGTTATACTCGTTTAATACTCTGCAGGTAGTTTCGAAGAGCTAAGAACACCTCGGCACCTACACTGCTCGGTACTGATCCAAGCACGTTAGCAATTGCTTGCACAAGGTCAACAGGAATGGGGATCGTATCAGAGGAGGGGATCACTTCTTCATCCATTATTCATCTCCCTTCAAGAAGCGCAGCTTGGCAACAAGTTCTTCTTGCTTCTCCAGATCATCCTTGTATTGTGTGGCGAAATGCTTCTTCACAACAGCCTTATCCAAGCCTGTGGCTTCTGCTGCAGCGTCTACAATATCCTTGATGTTCTCGTTAGCAGCTTCAATCTCTGTATACAGGCCGTAGGCTTCCTTTGTGTAGCCAGCCAAAAGGTCGCGCTGTTGTGATGTAATATTTACAGTCATAGATTCTCCTTAAATTAATGTTTAGACAAACAACATGTCTTCTTCGATTGTATTGATTCCACCACGAATTTCAATCTGAATATCTCGTAGCAGCTTCATCATTTGCAGACTCTCTGCAAAATCTTCTACAGGCTCCATTGGGGCAACATTCTTAGTTGTCCCTTCTTGCCCTCGTGCCTTGTCGCACATCTCTCGGAATTTGTTCCAAGGAATCCCTTCTGTGCTCATGTAAATCATATCCCCTTGCAGATCGGGGTCTCGTGCAGCCTCGATACGCGCCTCCAGTGTTGATTGTGTTCGAGACAGCCACAGTCTGTCTGTACGTTCATGCCCAACAAAGCTATAGCCGATTCCAGTTTTATTGGACAGGTCACGATGGTTACATGCCTGAATGTGTACAACACGGTCTACATCAATGCCCATCACGAACAGGAATGCCTCTACAAGCCCTTGGTTCGCAGGAGAAATCAATTCAAACTCACTCAGGTGGGCCAGCTTATCAACCCGCTTCAAATCACGCGTAGAGACGCGTACAACACCCTTATTCCGCATCCACTTCTCCCATGATCTTCAGGAAGTCTCGTGCTGTACGCTTGAAGAACTCCCATTCGGATTTGTAAATCTTCTCGTATGTTTCAATCTCCCCTGCAGCTTGTACATCGTAGCTTGCTAATGCGGCAGAGAAGAGGGCCATGTTCACTGTTGTCACTGTCCCGTTGTTCTTCCAGAACTCAATAACGCTGCAAACATTATTCTCTCGATCAAGGGCATAAATAGAATCGAGAGAGTTTCCACAAAGTTTGTAGTATTTCATGTTATTCCTCCTTGCAGCAAATTCCATCTTTAGGCGGGCAGCACTTACACAACTCTTTCTTGTCTACAGGCTCATATCCAATAGGTTTTCGTAGCTTTCCATTCTCATCGAATACACCATACAGCCCTCCAACCAATGGCTTCACTGCTGTATTTACCCCTTCTGTGGCGTTGTAACCTGCTGACGTGTAATAAGCATTCATTGGCGTATCACAAAACTTTGACATGTTGTTCTCATTAACCAACTTGAATGCCTTATCTGTATCAAACCCTTTCTTCGTCAGAGCTGCCAGCATGCCAAAGGACGTTACAAGGGTGTCACACAGCTCCTTCAGAACATTCTCTGGAGGCTCATTGTTGTTGATTGCATCGAACAGCTCATTGGCTTCCTCCCTTACGTTACGTGCTTGGGCCAAGAGGCTTTCGCTGCTAACGTCCGTGAGAAATCCAGCCATTGTGTTGAATTCCACCACCTCTACAAATCGTGCGTTTAAGTCCATCGTTCCTCCTATTAAAATCCAAAGTGCGGTTGTTGTCTGTGTGCTGTAATCAAATCTCGAATGTAATTGAAGAATACAGGGTCACCCTCATCAAGAATATGGAATTGCTGATACGAATATTGCTTCTCTCCAATCTGTAGAAACCCTTTATCCCACACAACCCTATTTCCTTCTGTTTCATCCACTAAAGCAGGAAGTCTTTTCTCTCTTAGGAAAGCACAACTCTTAGGAGTGTTCTGCAGAGCAATGTGTATTCCGAGAGCTGGCAATACGTCTTCAGCTATCATTTTGTCCCTATGCTAAAAGCCCCTCCGTTAAGGAGGGGAGTTGTTCATTATCCGCGCGTATTGTCATTACGCTCATAACGACGAATACGGCTTGGAGCAGTGATTTGACCAAGCAGCTTGTAGGCCCGCTGTGTGCGTCGTGCTTCGTCACGGCTTGCTACAACAACAGACGGAGCATATACACCGTCAACATCCTTCACTTCAATTGCCCAAAATTTATACATTTGTTTCTCCTTTAAGCAAAGCGTTTTTTAAGATATTCAATGTTGATGAATAAGGGGTCAAATCCTCCATTCTCGACATTGTGCATTACAACAATTCCTCGGTGATGCTTGTTACCAGTGAAGCCTTTGTAATCTTCATCAAAATCATACGAAGCTCCTGCTACAATGCTCCATTGCTGTACTCCATTATGCAACGTTCTTGTGGCTACGTCAAGCGTTTGTTTATGCCCTTGCACAACTGAAGCCCCCACCTTCTGAAGAATGTTAGCAGCAGACCCTCCAAGGGGTTTTCCTGTAAATGGGTTTGGGTAGTAATGAATAAACATAACCCCACCGATTACGACAGGAACGAGATAGTCATACACCTCCCAACCAAACTCCTTGTATCGTAGGCTATCGTAAGAAAGGAACCCATGAAGCTCTGGATTAGCTTCTATATGACGATGTACTCTTTCCTCGTGGTTCCCTAATGTGAGCACCATGCGAGGCTTCCATTCCGAGTCTTGTGCTTGTGCCTTACGGACAGGACTAAGAAGTGCATTCATCCCTGCAATAGCAGCCTCAATGTCCTTGGCTACACGTTTCCCTTCAGCACTCTTCTTCCCTTTGTCGTAGCTTGACAAACTCTCCATGTCAGCAAAGTCTCCTGCACATACAATCACGTCTGGCTTCTTGTGCGCAATGTACTCACCTTGGCATCGTAGGTATGTCAGATCAACACCGGGCTTCACTTGAGCATCTGGAAGAAAGATGATGGTTGGCCCCTGCTTTGTCGGATCAGTGATTACAGGTTTGATTTTAGCATCACTTACAAACAAGTCATGCGCCGAGTCATCAATAACAGCCTCCTTCCCTTCAACATTCTTATCGAGCCACTCCCACAAGCTGGAATAAGGGACATCCAGCTTACGGGATATCTCCCGTTTAGACGTGCCTGCCATGAATAGCTGCAGGGCTTGTTCTTTCCAATTATTCAATGGCGGCTCCTTTCAAATTGCACGGTTAAGATGCTCACGATAAGCATTTGCTCGCTTCTCAGATGTTGTAAGCATTATACCCTCAATTCCAAGTTCTGTCAATATTTCCTTTTGCTTGGTAGCTGAATTCTTCTTGAAGGATATCACTTGCTTTTCAAGGGCTGCTTGTTCAAAAGATAATCCAGATTTCTGCGAGTAGCTGTGAATAGAGTGGCATCCCTTACAAACCCATCGTAAATCGTCTGGTACGATAATACACAGCTTCTCGAAGCATCCCTGCAAGTGTTCTTGCTTTGTCAAGTGTGCAGTTTCTTCGCTCTTGTGGTCACATTGAAGCTGCGATTCAACAAAAAGATCTCCACATATCTCGCACCTACCACCCCACACTTCCTTTGCCTTTCCCCTTGGATTAGGATTGGGGATTTTCAATCTCCGTTCTCGTGTGAAGGAAATTTTTACCGGGTGTCTGTTCCACAGGGATTTCCTAATGCCTCCCTTTACCCATGCCCAGAAGGCTGCTTCAGTTTTCCATACAGAAGGAACACACTCCAACATCTCTTTCAGTTTACTCATAGATGTCCTTGTTGCTCACACAAACCCTCTCAGAATGAAGCCAAATAAGAGAAGAATACAGGGTTTAACTACAGAGTATACTACCTTGGATTTTATATCTGTGCCCTCTTTGTTATCAGGAGTACTCCCGTTGAATAGGCTAACAAACATGAACAGCCCATACATTGTAACAAGAGACGGAGCTCCGATTCCGATGAGCGGGTAAATAAACCACCACCAAAGAAGAGTCCCTGTGAAAGCATACAACGCTCCGAGAGCGACAGCGCCTAACAAAGCACCAATTACGAGTGTTAGTTTTTCCATTTGTTTCTCCTTAGTATGTTATTCCGAGTTTGTCAAGTACAGCACTTAAGTGAAACTCATCCTCTTCAAAACGACGCATTCTTGCCAGCTGGAAGTTCTCATTGGCGCAGTATAACCAATCAATCTCAAAGGTATCCTCTCTCCAGTTTGTGAATTGCTTAGGCTCTGGGTACAGATGAACATAGCCTTGCTTTAGTGCCTCAAACGCCTCCTTATCGTTCTTGCACTCGCACAGCAGTTTATACGATGACATCTCTCCCCACTTCTTCTCAAGGCATCCAGAGTTAGCGTAGTACGTGTCAGCATCATCAGAGCTGAGGACTTGATGCACCAGCCAGATACGTCCTTCACCTTTCACTTGGCGAGTTTGAACACCCGAGGCTGATACGTTTGTCTGCACCCATAACTTACCAAACCCATCAATTGTATCAAGCGTATCTTCGTTGGGATTGTACAAGTGGATTGGGCCGCATCTGTAATCCTTGTCAACGCCTACAACAATTAAGGGTTCTCTCTTCCCTTGTTTCCATTCCTTGAAAGCGATATGTGAGTCCATCACAACCCTGTCGTCCGACTCCAACTTAGACGCCAACTCTGCGTTGTGGCGCTTTAACAGATACTCCCGAAGCTCGTTGATGAACAATGGTTTGATAGCATCATCTCGCCCATGCTTGTAAGGATGCAATGTAGCAATATCATGCCTAAACACTTTCCCCTTGCCAATGTATCCGTAATAGTCCGCCGAGCCAAGGTGAGCACAGATACGCTCAATATAGGCATCTACCCCGTTTGTTGCCCATTTGAATTTTGTAGGCTCCTGCACATCTGTGTAGGTGAAGTCACCCTCAGGGTCAAGAGGGCTCAGAGCACCCTTGTTAATCTCTGCGAGCATTCCTCCTTGTTTCTTCTTCCAGTGTCCGTACCACTCAGTACGGCTCTTTACTTTCCACTGCTCCTTTGTTGATTTGTTCTCTACGAGAACATAACGCTCTTCTGCCAGAGGACCGCAGGAATACAGTAGAGGGTCATAATCAAATACAAGTTGTGGCATTATCCCTCCCTTCTTACCTTCTCGAACAAAATACGAGCGTCCTTGTCTGCATCGTATTTCCTGTGAATCTCTTTATGGTGTGCAGTACATAGCCAGACAACATCGAGAGGTGTGTCATAATCAGGGTGGTGCCCTTCAACCTCTAGATCTCCACATACGAAGCAGGGGAGCTTCTTCAGCACTCCGTCGCGAACTGCATTAGATACGGCATAATTTGCTGCCCGTTGTTTAGTATTCCTGTCCGCCCACTCTTTATTCCGCTTATTGTGTGCCTGTTTTCCTTCTGGAGTCTTTTGTCGATCTAATGTGGCTTTATTACGTTCTTCTTTGTCAGGGCGATTTCTATCATAAGCTTTGTAGTACTCTTCTTTATCTGCCCTGTTTTTCTTAACATTTTCTCTAACACACTCTTTGCACTTACTGAACTTCCCTGCCTTTGTGTCATAGTACTCTGATAAAGGGAGTAGTGCTCCACATTGCTTACATTTCTTCATTGGTGATTCCTGATAAAGAGCCCTCCCCTTCCGGGGAGGGCGTTGTTAATTACTTAAAACGGAGTTTGGTCATCGAAATCATCTACCACAGGAGCTACCACTTTCTTTGGAGCAACAACCTTCTTAGTCTCAGCCTTCGGAGCTTCACCCTGCTCTTGTGGATTATCTTCTTGCTTCGGAGGACGAAGCTCATTCAGCTCCTTCTCCAACACAGACCCCGGATAGTTGCTTGCTCGCTTCACTGTATTGATAACATGAGAGCGAAGCTCTGCAACAGCTTCCTTCACGTTAGTCTTGTTCATCTGAATCATAAACGCAGGAGTAACAGGGGTAGGAGCCACTTGACCACGACCAAGGCCAGTCTTGTATGCTACATACTCATTGTAATACTGCTTACCTTTATTCTCCTTGAAGAACACTTGGGCTTCAAACTGGAGAGCAACTCCAATCAAACTGTCGATATCCTTCGGCATAAACGGCTTACCTGCTTCCACCAGTTTAGCACCCACAGCCATTTTGTAGAGTGTGTGATTAGGCTTAAAGCTCCACACAGCCTTACTACCTTTCGGAGCAATGTTGCCAAACTTAAGTGGAATAGGACGACCTACCACCATACCTACATCCTTCAGGTAGAACTGACCGCCAAGCCACAAACGAAGAGGCTTAGGTTCAGCATCTTCATCTCCGAAGAACTGCCCCTTGTCCAACATGACATCTGGGAAATCAATCGCCAGTGTTACACACTGTGCAGGGTCTTGAGGCCAACATTTGAGCCGCACAGGTTTCTTGGAAACAGGATCAATCCCATCCTTGAAATATGTGTTGGGCTTATCTGCAATGATTTCTGCTTCTTTCTCAGGAGAACCATCAAACTGTACTTCTGCATCCTCCAAGGCTTGTGTGCCCAAATCTACAATACCGGCGATATACCCTACAAGGGTTTCTCGTTGCTGTAGATTTGCTGTTGTCACAGTGTACATCTGCAGAGCATCCCAATCAATTTTGGTCGCAGAAGTGTTATCGTTTTGCTTTTCACCATAAGTATCAAATGCCATAATGTTTCTCCTTCTAAGTTGAAATTAAGCGGATAAGGTGCCGCATCACCAGATTAACTTGCACAATGCACTTGCTTCTGTTGTAGGGTATTGTGCTACCCTATATCTCCAAAACAGCATTATCCTCTTTTTTCACTATCTTGTCAACATTCTTAGTGAAATTCTTTGCATTCCCTTTGCGCCCGTCTTCACGCTTCCAGCGTGTTACAACATCATTAACGCCCTCAGTGTAACACAAGTCAATCGAGAAGTCTTCCAGCCAATCAAGATGATCTGATTCCCTGCGGATTGCATGCACAGCCTTCCTAAGAGATTTTGAATCGTAATAGGATTTTCCAATCTTGTGCAGGTAGTCAACAATCCCATCAGCCTTATATTGAATTGTAACACTCCAATCATCTGCTGACACAACACGCCCCTTGGGCCATCCCTTGTTGAACAGCAGGCGGTACTTGAAATACACTCTAATGTAGATGTTGATACGATCTATCCTATACACATCGCTGCGTTCAAAAGCCATGAGGATTGCCTTGGTGCAATGGGCAAGGATTCTGCCGTAGTCGACGTCTGTAGCCTTCTTCAACCGCTGCAGGATGGCTGCAGGGGGTTTCTTGTTGCCCCTGCGGAGCTTCCCAAGCCTTAGTTGCTCCCGGATGGACAGGCCACGATATATTGAGTCTTCCTCATGGAAGCTATCAAGGAAGGGCTGCGGGAAGTTGTCTAAAGACTGTCCTGCTGAGTGGGCGGGGATGTCTGGGGGTTCTGTTAGTTCTTCGGTCATGGTTATCCTTTCATCAGTGGGCAGGCGGATAATTTTGTGTTGTGGTGCTGGCTGACAACATCGTTTTATTGCCCTTCATTAATCAATGCACCGCTTGCCATGATTTACCCACCTTCCCCTCTCCAGCCAACTCTACGTTTAGTTTAAAGAATCTTCCAGCTTCAGCAATGCTGTTTTCTGCCATTTTCTTCACTTCCTCCGCTACCTCTGGGGCACACTCAAAAGAATACTCGTCGTGATAGTAGACGACACGCCTGACCTGTTTGCCTTTGTACAGGTAATATGGTCTCCCAAGTTCATCAATAAACATTTCACCAAGTTTTGCATCCATGAAACAACAAGCTAAGTCCATTACGATTGCCCCCAAACTCTGTAGGATATTATTTAAAAGAGAATGCTTTGAACGAGTTCTCAGCAACCTACCGTCCACAGCAGGCACAAATGTCTTTTTACCTTTTGTTTCCCAATACTTTCCAATATTCTCAACCAACTGCGCCATTGCGGGATTTGCGTCCCAGAATGCTTTGTGCAGGCGTTTTCCGTCCTTATCTGGTTTGTTGAGGGTTTTGGCTAGCTTTGCTGGGGAACAACCATACAGTATAGCATATCCTGCTGTTTTAGCTTTGCTTCTAAATGGCTTAAATCTTCTGTCCTCTTTGTCAAACTTGTCTGGGGAGAACCCTAAGGCAGCCAGTTCTCTTTCAAACATTGCAAATGCAACCTTGGAGTGTACATCCCCTTTCAGCAACTCCTCCGCGTACTTGCCTTCATCATACTTAAAAGTCATGTGTCCAGCAACACGCTGCTCTAGCCCACTTGCATCAGCAGCAGCGATAAGGTTCTCTCCCTCTGCACAAAACAGGCTCCTAAACTCGTCCCCATACAGACTCTGACCCCCAGCACGAGGAACATTACAAACCACTGCGTGACATTGCCTGTGAGAGTTGGCAATTTTTGAGGAAGCTGTTGGCAGTCTTCCATCGTATTTTAGACGGGGATTATCCAACCAACCTTGCAGCACAGACCTGCGATTCCTTAAAGATAAAAACTTAACAACCTCCTTAACTACGTCGCCCTCTAATTCAAGAAGATTTGGGCAGATCACCCCTTGTTCCTGCAACTTCGGAGATGTTTCGATGTAGTTACCTTTGTCGTCCCTAACAGGCTTACCATCTGGGCCACGTTGAAAATTATAGAAAGTAGGCACCCACCCTTGACTGAGAAGCCACTCTTTGAAATGCTGTTGATCCCCAATAACCATTGGAAGCTTTATATCTAAAATCTTCTTTGCCTCAACCTTATAGTCCTTACCGAAGAACTCAACAGTGTCTTTAGACTTAACCACACCGGAGTGCTTGGAAATGAAGTTCTCCATATGACTACTAAAAGACCCATCCTTCTTGTAAGGTTTTGCGGGCATTGAGTACTCTGCTTCCTCCCCTTTCTTCAAAGGGCGTGGCGGAAGCTTAGGGAGAACCTCTGACTCAAGTTCTTCCATGTCCTTGTTCAAACTGATCATTACCTCTGCTGCCAATTTTTCATCAAAGCCGTGCCCTGTGTGTTCTTGGGCTTTCATGAGGAATTGGGCTTTTGTACCCATTCTCAGCGATGGGGGGCGAACATCCCCATATAACTCTTTAAGCTCAGCAAGTTGTTTCAAAACAAGTACGCGTGTTGCTTCAACGTCTGCGTCGCAGTATTCATCCATTAAAGGATTGTAGAAAGAAAATTCGAAACCCTTGACCTCATTTCCAATCATTGCTCCTGCTTGAACAAGCCTTTCACGATAATCAATCTTCTCTGCACTTGATCCACGCGACAACGCAGCAAGAGAGAACTCTGGCAAGTTCGGATTAAGAAACTGAGCATTGTAGAAAGCATCAAAAAATATAACTTCTTTATCTGCAAAATAATCCTTACCACCTTTACCAACAGTTGGTTTAAGGCCCAGAAGTCTCCACAAGACAAAGTGGTCGTAAGATAAACCATTAAAGGAGCAACACAAGGCTTTGTCAGAGAAGCTATGAATCCACTCCAAAATCTTACCTTGTGCTTCTTCGTTTCCTTCTTGGAACGGATGAACTGAAAGGGAACGTGTGCCGTCTAATGATTTGAAATTCCCATACCAAATCTTCTTACAACCCAAGTACAGATTGTCCCCCTCTAGATCGAACACGTAGCCTTCCATTATTCCCCCTGTGTGCTAATATAGTCCTGAATCTTCTCAGGATAAATTTCAAGTTCTGCAGATTTTCTGGCTGAAACTGCATCCTCAAAAGAATTGAAACACCCGAGTAGATACTTTACCTTATTCTTATGGATATATGCAACCCATTTATCTTTACTCTTGTCGAACGATACACCTGTTACTCCAGACTTGTTGTTCCTGAATTTTGTTCTGTTAAATGCTTGGTTTGTTTTAGTTTCCCAACAACAATTTTCAGGGCAGTAACCAAGATTTGTATTTTTCCTTTCCAGTGTGTAGTCTTCCGGTCTTTCTCCAAGATCAGTAATAAAATTCTGAAAGCCTTCAAGGGAGTAACTCCACCTTTCACAAACTCTTATTCCTTGGTCGTAGTATTGTCTCTTAACCCTTCCTTCTTGGAGCTTATCGCCAGCTCTGGAGTGCATTGCTATAAAGGAGGAGAACTCGTAAGACATTGTTCCGCCATTAAAGGTATCACACTCCTTGCGATAGCATCCACAAGATAGGACACTCCCACATTTTAGGTGGCTGGCTGGTTTAAAAACAACACTACCGCAATCACAGAAGCACCTCCATCCTTGCTTCTCTTTCACCCATGAATCAACCACAAGTCTTCCAAATCTGTCGCCTTTACGCAATCCAGAGTCTTTTGCCATCACCCCTCCTTCACATCCACAACACCCTGTAATCTTTCTACAATAATAGCCGCCACACAAGCAGGAATCTCAAACGTTCTCCCATACTGTCCATAAGAGAAACAAAGCCCCGGGCTGTAAGAAACCAGTTTGAATCCCATTTTCTCAAATGGAACACTCAAGGCATCCCATGCTGCGTAGAAGTCGTTGACATCAAACGTAGTGTCCCAGTTAGGGAGTCTGTATTCCATATCACTTCACCAACTCTACTGCATATTCAATCAACCACACTTTAGGGGCAATCCAAATCTTCAATGCTTCTGTAACTGAAGAACACAACCCACAAAAAGGCCCTGCAATAAGAACTGCTGCAACAAATGTAGGATATCCTTTTGATACATGATCCCCCTCGGCGTGTAGTTTCTTCTCGCCATGGTAGGCAAAATACACAATAGCGACAACAATCGCAAAACAGAGGGATGCTTTTAAAAAACTATATGTCAGATTCCACATCAACAACTGATGAATCACATCAGGAATCTCAGCAGCAAGGAAATTTGTGGCTGTGTCAATCCCAGAGATGGCCTTCTCAATCATTACGGCAAGCGTTTTTTGCAGTGTTTCATTCATTTGTTTTCTCCTTCGTTACCAGTAATGTTATAGCCTAGCGCTTCTTTGATCAGGCGCTCTTCAGCAAACTCTCTGGTTTGACACCAGCTATACCCCTTGCCTACTACAAACTTCTCAGTAATTTTCTTCACATACTTATCCGCCTTTGCATACAAAGGATTTGTAAGATACAGGAGCTTTGTTTTCTCTCCGATCATAAAATCTCTTTCAAGAGTTATTCTTCCATTTTTGTACCAAACCTTAGACATATTTACTGGGAATGTGCCAACAATATCAAAAGAGGGGGTGTGCAGCTCAATCAACTGAACACTTGTTTCCTCAACAGTATAGCTCCTGACGCAACGTAGCGCGCTGTTTTTCTCGTACGAGACCGGGAGATCATCCTCACTTACAAAACTATCTGGCTCGGGGAGGAAGCAAGATAACATCTGTTCTACTGTACCGCGGGTGGCGGTTCTTCCAACACAGAAAAACACATCGATATCGGTAGCCATCTCTCCAAAATGCCAATCACGGGGTGCCCCGCCTGCTACAATTGAGTAGGGGTCAATAAGAAACAATTTATCAAGAATCTTGTCAGCAAGTTTCTTCTGTTTGTTAACACTCATTTGTTTTCTCCTTCACATTAGCAATAGCAGACAAGAACTCTCGCTTATTATACATCTTCCCGCAAAACTCTACAAGCTCTTCTTCAACATAAGACGGGGTGAGCACCACTTGGCGAGAGAGGGTGATTTCTTTTTCTGTGTACATTGCATAGAAGTTAAGATCAACTTCATAGTAATAACTAAGATGTAGAAATCTATTAACAAACAGGGCTTCAGCTTCGTCATTACGGATGCCATGCTCTGGGTACACGTCCCAGCTAGCACCATTCTCAAGCAACCAACTTTGAATCTCTTCGTGCGCCTTTTCCAGCGTAATCCCGTGCTTCTTAGAATAGGCTTTCACATCGATCTTTGTGTTCCGAAGATCAAATGTTGGCGGCTTGGCATCGACAGGGGCTTCTTCTACAAGCTCGAAGCGATTTGGCTTGAAGAAACACCCCAAACGTTTAAACTCTCCTCCAATTTCAACGCCTTTTTCATGCGTGTCGGTGACAGTGTAAACCTCTCCTTCGACAATCTCGTAGTCGCAGTCTTCTGCCTCAACACACCTCACCTTATCACCGACCTTGAATTTAGCCATTATTCTTCTCCTTTACTTTCCAGTTAATCATGTGCTGAATCATAATCTCATGTATCCATGTTAGCACATCATCTGGCGTTGTGCAACAACTAAAATAGAATGCTGCTGTGTCTTCAGACAGCCCGTACTGAGCACACAAGCTGTCACGATAGGATTGTAATGAGGAAAACCCTCTCTGCTGGAGAGAGGCACGTAAGGCTTGGTGTTGTTGGAGGGTCATTGGGAAATCCCTTCTTCGTTAAGGCATGTACCCATTCTATCTTCTTTTTCTTGTTTGTCAACCTTTAAGAAACTCTTTATTGTTTACTTATTAAGTATACTTAATAGTTCTTTATAATCATTACTTTACATATCATCTTTGGTGAAAGAAATGCAAAGATGCCCCTACCCAAAGCCGTATAGGCAGAGGGCAGGAGCAGTGTCTTTGCATTTCCTTTTCCGTATCATCCCCGGAGCCAGAATGTGGTCATATCAAGGCTGAGACCTATCAACAACAATCCGCAATGTTTATGGAACTCTCAATCCACTTCCTACAGGCTCATTGCAGAGGACGTAGCCCACGATATACTGTGAAGATCAGACTAACAAAAAGTCATCACCGAAAACTCAGCCACTTATCCCGATACCCAGCCTTGCCGCTATGTAGGTTTCCTTTACGGCTACGAGATGTGCGAAGCGTAAGCAATCCGACACACACATCAAGAAGAAGGGGAATGCCTACAAGGCATCTTCCACTCCATACCTCTATTATACCCCTAAAACACAAGAAGTCAATAGGCTATCAAAGTAAACCACAGAAATAGTTACAAAGAGATTGACAAACTGGAATACGTGTTATAGAATGGATGTACTGTACTAAAAGAGAAAGGGATAACAATGTCTGAAGAATACGAAGCGCCTTGCATCAAGATAGGGGAGTTCACCCTCGTACTAACATGCTACGCATGCCCCGAGCAATACGATGCCTACATCGGAGAAGGGCAAGTAGGCTACTTCCGGCTACGGCACGGAAGGTTCTATGTTGACAGCCCTGATGCTGGAGGCTACACTGTGTATCAAGCTAGTCCAAAAGGTGATGGAATCTTTATGGACGACGAACGTGAGCACTACTTGACAGAAGCTTGTGATGCTTTGAGGCAATATCTGAATAAAGGAGAACCCAAATGAAAACGTATCAAGTGTTCCTTAAGCCATGTGCAGAGTATCCAGAAGGCTCCCTGTGCATTGACCCCTCTTACATCCATCAGGATAAGGAGGACAAAGATGGCTATGCTGTATTCTACAAGAAGAAGGATGCACAGAAGTTGATTGATTATCTGTGTAGCACTGAGTGGGCAGCTGACTCGTACACAAGGGCTTCTAACAAACAAGAAGATTATGAGATTGTATGTAGCCATGATGTACGGTATTGTGTTTGGCACTGGCATGCTATGCAACCCTGCGGAGATATAATTGGCGGAGGGTACGGGGGAAATACGTTCGTAGCTAAAACAAAGAAAGAGGCCAAGAAGGCTCTGAACAGTTGGTTGGAAGAAGTAGGGTTCCCTTCCGAAGATTACGCTATAGCACAACTCCTCATCCCCAAGAAAAAGGCAGTCTGATGCAAAAATCCTGTACATGCTGCCGTGCCCCTCTTTCGCTCGATGAGCTTGAGGACAATGTTGTTGTGTGCTATCATTGCACCGAAGGCTTCGAGGAGACAGACGTCAGCTTCTACGTCTCTCCACGACGACGATACGATGACGAGGAGGAATGTGCTTGCGATTGGTTGTCTTAGGATGTATTCTCTGGCTATCCCTCTACCCACCCTTTATAGGCTCTCCAGAGCGACCAAAGGGACATGGAGGTAGAGTGATAGCCAGCTCAGAGATTGAATGCCTCGCAGGGGCCATATGGGCTGAAGCAAGGGGAGAACCAACGAAGGGACAAGAGGCCGTCGGACACGTAATCCTGAACAGATTGCGCCAAGGAAGTAGCGACGTTTGTAGCGTTGTGGCACATCCCTACCAGTTCTCCTTTTACACGCGTAATTACCAATGGAAATACCACGCCAAACAGAAGGAAATAGCTGTACGTCTGCTACGAGATGAGTACAACGGAAACAGACAGGATTTTCTAAAGGGAATCACACATTACACCAACGTAAAAGTGAAGACAGTTTGGATGAAGGCATTCATGGTGGAGACGGTGATAGGGAACCATAAATTTTTAAGGGAGAAGCGATGATTAAACTGCCTAAACAATGGAAACACTGGTGCAAGAAAAACAACCTCCGCCCACACTTCGGAGGAAGACGGCAACACGACTGGTTTTATCTTAAGGGGCAAGGAAGGGTGTGGCGTATCAACAATCGTGGAATGCTACAGTGCGGGGACACTTACGAAGATTTTGACAGGTGGGCACTGTGTAATATCGAGGAATCCCCCTTGCCGACGACAGAAGCTGATTTCACAGAAGCGGTTACCACTCTCCTCTTACGTCAATTTAAAAAGACCACTTAAAGGAGAAAATATGAGAGTTCTTGTTGTAGGGGATCATTTTAGGCCAGCTCAGGAGTCTATTATTCGCTTAATACAGGAAAACGGGGCAGAGATTTTGTTTACAGGATCAAGTGATGCTGCGTCTAATGGGCTGGAGTATGATAGTATTGTGTGGGAAGACCTACCCTTACCTATTGACGAAGAGGAGACTTAACATGGAAGAACAATCCTTAGTGGAACGTCTCAGAGTGCGAGCCTATATTCGTAGGCAGATTCCTACACGGAAATCTGTACAGGAGAATAAGCCTGATAGGCTGGCTGATTTGTTGGAGGAGGCCGCTAGAAGAATTGAAATGCTTGAATCTAAGTATGAAATGCAAACAGCTTTGCTACAGCAATTCACTTTAGAGGCAGGAAGGCTTAGGAGTGCTTTGGATTTTCTGCAAGAACACCCTTGTTGGATTGGAAAGATGAGTAGTGGAAAGACTACTCTTGAATGTGTTCTGCCAGACGGACAATTTGGAGTTGTTGCTAATAACCTACGAGAAGCTATTCGTTCAATGAAAAAGGAGCAATGATGGGACAATCATTTGAGGACTATTGGCAAGAATGTCTATCTCTTGCACAGACACAGAGGCAACGAGATATTATGTTCAGGCTTAAGAATCTGTACAAGGATGCTTGGGAGGAAGGGGTTAGTGCGGAAGCCCAGATGGAAAGTGAGTGGGGTTGATGAGTAAGCCATACATTATGATTAAAACATCTAAATACTGCTCTAAGCCCAGTATTAAGAACTTATTCTGGGAGATTGCATCATCCCACGGAATACTGCCCATGCACGTTAAAGGGAATCCGGGATTCGGCGACAATCTTCATGATATTCTTGGGGATTACCTTGTTATTACTGATAAGTATAAGGCTTTCTGGTGTGACAGAGCAGCGGCATTAGATATTGCAAGGGCTAATGAATTCAAGGCAATTAACCTTGATGCGGCGATGTTTCATTTTGTGAAGGAGGCTGCAGATACTATTGAGAAGAAAGACGAGATGATCCATTCGCTGAGGCAGGCGCTGAAGTTTATGAGTAGAGGAACTTCATAATTATGGGACAGTTCATAAGGAAAGAGGTATGCCCTAAGTGTAGAGGGAAGGGGGCAGACAGGAGCGGTGACAATCTTGTAGTATATGAGGATAACTCCAAATACTGTTTCTCTTGCGGGTACACTATTCCGTCTGAACAGTGGCTTGCCGAGAACGGAGATAATAAATTAGAAAAGGAGGTTGAAGTGGCAACACGCGATCCAATTACAGAGGAACAGAACGAAGATATTAAAAGCTATACAGGCACGGATGGAAAAGGCTTTAGAGGAATTCGTAAGGATATAAATGTCTTTTTTGGTGTTAGGTATCAATACAGTGAAGAAACAGGAGAGCCGATTAAGGAGTTTGTACCGACTACAATTAGAGGTAAGCTGGTAGGATATAAGACCAGGGTGTTCCCAAAAGACTTCAAGCATCCGATAGGTGTTGTAGGGAAAGAGTGCGACCTTATTGGGCAGTTTCGTTTCAGTAGTCACTCTCGTACAGTTCTTATTGTAGGCGGAGAGATAAAACAACGAGCGGCTTACCAAATGCTTCTTGATAACCAAAGGGCACGTGGAAAGGAGGAGTATGAGACAGTAGCTGTAGTTTGCCCCACTACTGGCGAAAATGGTGCGTTCAAACAAGTTCAAGCTCAATATGATTTCTTCTCTCAGTTTTCAAAGATCATTGTATGTATGGATAATGATGAGACTGGAAAGAAGGCCAATGAAGACATTTGTAACGTACTGCCTGCAGGTAAGGGGCACATCATGAAGATGAGATATAAGGATGCTGATGAGTACATCCGTCTTGGCAAAGAGCACGAATTTATTGATGATTTCTGGAAAGCCCGCCCACATCTTCCTACTGGAATTGTAGGCAGTGGGGAGCTATACGACGCGGTTATTGAGGAAGCTCTGCGACCAAAGTTGCGCCTACCTTCGTTCATGAAGACACTGAACCAGATGACCGCCGACGGAATTCCATTAGGCACTGTAGGCGTGATAAGTGCTTTTACAGGGCAGTCCAAGAGTACAATTGTTAATGAGTGCATCTATGACTGGATATTCAGCTCTCCATATAAGATGGGTGTTGTGAGCATGGAGCAGAACAAAGGCCAATATGGAGAGCTTATGTTATCCCGTCATATTGAGATTAAACTTGGAAATCTATCTCAAGCAGACAAGTTAACTGTTCTTCGATCTGAACGAACGGTAGAGTTACAGAAGGAACTATTCTTCAATGAGGATGGAACAGATAGGTGGATGGTGGTGGATGACCGGGACGGGGACGTAGAGAGCCTTAAGTCAGCTATTGAGCAACTGGTAATTGCTTGTGGGTGTAAGGTGGTCGTTGTTGATACTATCTCCGACATGTTTGATGGGCTAACTACAGACGAACAGGCTGTTTTGATGAAATGGCAAAAGAGTATTGTAAATCGTTACGATTGCTGCATCATTAACGTATCTCACCAGCGTAAAACCGGGACAGGAGAGAAAGATGGGAGTGCTGGCGCGCTAGGGAACGAGTCTGGCCTGCATGGCTCATCTACTCTTTCGAAGTCTGCTGCTTGGATTTTAGTAGCTGGACGAGATAAGGCTAATGAAGACCCTATTGTTCGTAATACAACATACCTTTTATTGTTGAAATGCCGGTGGTCTGGACAAACTGGCCCTGCTGGCTGTTTATTCTACGATAACCTTACACACCGACTTCATGATTTTGATGATTGGATGAGTAATAACAATAAAGGGTTCTAACATGCACTACCAAATAACCGAAAACGGAATCGTCGTAACAGATATAATCTGTGCCGGGATTCGCTTTGAAGCAGGAGTATTCTTCGTATACGCTGAACACGGAAGTGTTCATAATTGGCAATCTGTATTCACCTTAAAGCCCGGACAGTTTTTGGAAATTGTGCGAGGAGAATAGCATGCTCCAATTCATCCCTAATCAAGATTACATAGAGATAGTGGCGGCTGACTCCAACACCTGCATCGGAGAGATTTATATCTCTCTGGAGCTTGACTGTTGGTGCTACTTATCCTATGATGTCCTTACAGAGCAGCACTTACAACAAGTGCTGGCTTATATGGAAACACTTCCTTAACGATTACACTCCTACACAGGATGCAATGAATATTAACAGGGAGCGTATTGCTCTCAGGCTCAATGAAATGGCTGCCAAGGTTGCAGCACGAAAGGAGAAGAAACATGGAAAAGAGTGAATGGATCAAATGGGAAGGCGGGGAATGCCCTGTTCCTAAACAAACTGGAGTTGAATATGAAACACGAACGGGGAGTCCCGGTTTAGGAATTGCAGGAGACCTTCGATGGGATCACATTAATCTTGGGGGAGACATAGTTGCTTATCGTGTCGTGAAAGAGGCCACAAAACCCACCTCTCCAGAAGACATCGCCCCTGAGCTGTGGAATGCCTACAAGGACGTTCTTAATGAGGGGGCTCTCTCTGCCTTGCGTAATGTGATTCTTGATACGGAGAAGCATAGGGGTATCAACTTCAGCGATGCAGAATACTTGGTAGATGCGTTTACATGGGACGGAACAAGGCATGGCTACGCCTTCTGGGATAGCGTAGATAATGGGGAGTATGATAAAAACATGGCTCATAAACCAGTGCCAGAGGTGGTTGAGGAGCCTGTTCCAGAATATACAGGAGGGTCATCAAGCTACTACAAAGTGGATGTATCAAACCCTGTCTCTGCTGGCGATCCATATACTGTAGAGTGTCAGGATGTAATTGAAGCCTTGGATATGTCGTTCAGTGAAGGAAATATTTTCAAGGCTATCTGGCGCATCTGTGCAGCAAAGAAAGGTAAAGCTAAGAAGGGGTACGAAGATAGTGTGTACGATCTTGAAAAGATTATCTTCTTTGCTCAACGTGAGCTTCAGATTGAAAAGATGAAGAGAGGATAATAATATGCCATACATCAAGCAAGAACAACGTAACAACCTTGAAGACAGCCTACGCAACTTGCGTACCACTCTCCATTTGTATTCTGTAGGAACAGAAGGGGAAGCTGGTGACCTCAACTACGTCATCACGTCCCTTCTCGGGGCACATCTACGCAATGGCGTCTCCTACCGCAAGATTAACATGCTTGTAGGCGTGCTGGATTGTGTTAAGATGGAGCTGTATCGTCGTGCTGCTGCAGGATACGAAGACGAGAAGAAGGAAGAGAATGGCGACGTATCCACGTATGAAGAACTTGGGGGGCAATGATGGTATCAATTGAAGAATTTCTTGGTAAGACGTTCCTTAGTGTAGTGAGAGAAGATCGTAACGGGGAGGACTACATCGTATTTACAGCAGAGAGCTTGGAACAATATGAAATGTTCCACAGGCAGGATTGTTGTGAGTATGTATCTATTGAAGATATCTGTGGAGATTTGAATGATCTTGTTGGAAGCCCTATTCTGTTAGCAGAAGAGGTGACTAACGAGAACGAGAAGCCTCACGGGGACTCTGAGACATGGACATTCTATAAACTTGCTACAATCAAGGGGTATGTTGATATCCGTTGGTATGGCACAAGTAACGGATATTATTCTGAGTCTGTTGACATTCGGAGAGTAAAATGAGAAACCTTGCATATTTAGCATGTCCCTATTCAACAGGGATTGATGAAGGTCTTTCCTACAAAGAGCGTTATGCTCTGCGTCAGCGTCGACGTGCTCTTGTAGATGCTGCGGCTGCACAGCTCTTTCAAGTGGAGTCTGCTGTGTATTCTCCAATCACACATGGGGCTGCCCTTGAGGATCACATGGACCCCACAGTGGCAGATGATTGGAGCAATTGGATGCGAAGCTGTGACGCTTTCCTTGATAATAGCCACACCCTATATGTGCTGAAGCTGGCAGGATGGGAGAAGTCTAAAGGGGTGGCCTACGAGATTAACTATGCAAAGCGTCACAATTTGAATATACTCCTTGTCGATTTCAACGAGAATTTCGAGCTTGTGATTAACGAATAGCAATTAGGGGATTCCGCAATTGATAATGCGCTAATCGTGTGGTATAATAGATATCTAACGAATAGAAAAGGAGAGATATGTTCAACCCATATTTGCTGCGGCTTGATCCAATCAATCTTCTCAACATCAATTTGCTGTATCCAGAGACGTTTGCTGAGAGGGTTGCTAGAAGCGGGGAACTTTCGTTCCATGTTTGTGATAATGGAAGGGATAAACTGAAAGAGGGTAGAGCGGAAGTGATGCTAAGGATATTGGAGGGGAGATGATTGATTTGAATGAAATTCGTAAGATGTTTGCGGAGGAAATGGCTGCTACATCGAACGTCAGGTATAGCTTCGATACAGCTTTGTACAAAGTCTCGCAGCGTATTTATCAACAAGGGCTGATTGATGGCCTACAACAACAAGAAAAGGGAAATGATGACAAAATTTCAGGATAGTTTTTCTAAAGACGTTTGGGAGAGTACGTATAAGTTTCATGAAGATGTCACTATCGATGATACACTGTCTCGTGTAGCAAGAGCACTTGCAAGTGTGGAGAAAACACCAGAGAAAGTTCAAGAATGGACTGAGAAGTTTGGAGACATGCTTGCAGATTTTAAATCTACCACAGGCGGGCGTATCTATAGCAACGCAGGCACTGATTTCAAGAATACAACACTTGCAAACTGTTTTGTTGGACCAGACACAGTCGACGACATTGACTCCCTGCAGGGCATTATGCAGCGGCTGGACTGGCAGGCAAAAACACTGGCGTCGGAAGGAGGCTACGGCGAGAACTTCTCTTACATTCGCCCACGTGGTGCTTATATCAAGGGGATCGGCGTAGATACCCCGGGGGCTGTGAAGTTTATGGAGTTATTTGATAAGTCATCTGAGATTGTCACATCAGGCTCTGGTAAAACGAAGAGCAATAGCAAGGCCAAGGGTAAGATTCGCAAAGGTGCCATGATGGGCTGCTTGGATGATTGGCACCCGGATGTCATAGAATTCATCACTGCAAAGCAACAACACGGGCGCCTAACTAAGTTTAACATCTCTGTGAATTTCTCCGATGAGTTTATGGAGCGATTGAACAAACTCAAAGAAGACCCTGTAAAGTTTGCAGACTTAGATAAATGGGATTTGGTGTTCCCGGATACTGAGCACCCGTCGTATAAAGCAAAATGGAATGGCAATATCAAGGATTGGAAAGCTAAAGGATATCCTGTTGTTGTGTATGACACAATTTCTGTTCTTCAACTGTGGAACCTTGTGATGGAATCCACATACAATCGTGCAGAACCGGGAGTGTTGTTCCTTGATCGGGCGAATTACTACAATCCTGCAAAGTACCAAGAAAATATAAAGTCCACAAACCCGTTAACAAAACTAGCGGCCTAAGCAAGCGATTGCTTTTGAACAATCTCTCTAATTCAGGGGAAGACTAGAACAGTCAATCCTGAGCGAAGCTCCACAAACACGAGTACCGTTTGTATGCGAAAGTAATGGCAGTGGAGAACGTGCAACGACTAGGCGAAAGCCGTAGGGGCCAAGTGACCTCGAAATGGGAGAAACCCCTCGCGGGTTGTGATATAGTCTGGCCTGCATGGGGACATGCAGAGGGTACATGGAAACGATGTATCCGTAACATAAGCGGTGGAGAGCAGGTTTTAGCCCCGGGCGGTATATGCTGCTTGGGTAGTATCAACCTCACACAATTTGTGACAGAGGAAAATGGCGTTCGTAAGTTCGATATCGAAGGCATCAAGAAGCACACGAAGTACATGGTAAGGTTCTTGGATAATGTGAATGAATACTCAAATGCCCCGCTGCCTCAGTACATTGATTCAATGCGCAATAAGCGTCGTGTAGGAGTTGGCTTGATGGGCGTTGGTAGTGCCCTGTTCATGCTCAAGGTGCGCTTTGGTTCTAAAGAGGCTAACCGGCTGTGTGAGGAAGTTTCCAAGGCTTACGCTATTGCAGCCTACGAAGCATCTATTGACTTGGCTATTGAGAAAGGGATGTTCAAGTATTGTAACCCTGAAGAACACGCTAAAGCCCCATTCATCCAGAATCTCGGACTGAATGAGGACTACATGCAGAAGCTGCGTACAACGGGCATCCGTAACTCAAGCTTGCTGTCTCAGCAACCAACTGGAAATACAAGTATCCTTGCAAACATTGTGTCTGGAGGTATTGAACCTGTCTTCATGCCGGAATACATCCGTACAGTTATTGTTCCAGTGATGCCGGAGGAGATTGCTCACGCATGTCCTCGTTGGTTTGAGGGGCAGTGGTATGAGACAGAAATCTTCAAGGAGACGAAGGAAGGGGATGAACCAATCCTGAAGGGTGTATTTAATGGTGTGACGTACAAGATAGACAAGAACCGAGGACTACTAAAAGAAGTTCCTTGCGAGGACTACGCTGTACGCTGGCTGAAGGAGCGTGGAGAATGGGATGCAAGTGCTGAGTGGGCAGCAACCACAACGCAACTAGGTGTTTCTGACCACGTTGAAAGCCTGAAGGTGTTTGCTAAATACACCGACTCCGCTTGTAGCAAAACTGTGAATCTGCCGTATGAGTATGGCTATGAACAGTTCAAGGACTTGTATCTTGATGTCTACAACACCGGCTTCATCAAGGGATTCACTACTTATCGGTCTGGTACTATGGCAAGTGTTCTATCGGCAAAGGACGATCAACAAGAAGATGAGGAAATTATCCTTGATGATGTAAAGCTCCCTGATAGCCTTCCTGCTGTCGTAAAGCGATTGAAAGCAGAAGGTAAGAAGTGGTACGTTACAGCCATCTTAACGGAAGATAACAGCAAACCCGTGGCCTTGTTTGTACACACCAATCACTCAGAGAAGGGGGTGACAACACAAAACGCAGTAGACTTGTTGTTCAATCTGGCACGTACAAAAGGAGTTCCTGAGAAGTTTGTGCAGGAGATTGAGCAGAAAGTTGTTGGGGACAATAACCCAAGCAAGATTGCTAGAGCAATTAGCCTTAACCTACGGCACGGTGTGAAGGTGACAAGCGTAGTGTCCACCCTTGAGCAAGTGGAAGATGTGTTCATTGGTAGCTTCTTGTTTGCTATTCGTAAGTACTTGAGCACGTTCATCAAGAACGGGGAGGTAGCCAAAGGTATTGCATGCTCAGAGTGCGGGGGAAAGGTGGTGTACGAGGAAGGCTGCCAGAAATGCACCAATTGTGGCACCAGTAAGTGTGGATGATATAATTTAACCCAAGCCCCGCCGTTAGGCGGGGCTTTTCCCTCTTGCATCAACATTCCACTTGACACACACAATTTCCTCATATACACTCCGCAGCATGTCCTCAACAAAGGAAGCCTAATGCCACGCCTATACATCACCTCTGACCTACACCTTGATTCCATCGTGCATCACGTCTTTGGAGGGACATACACTCGTCCTTCCACTCGCAATGCTGTCAAGCTAGCTAAGGAGGAAGGGGTATGGCATCAGAGAGCCATCAATGCTCTATTCTTGCAAGGGATGTTCAAGTCCATTCCCCCGCCTGATCCAGAAGGAATCCTTATTCTTGCAGGAGACCTCTGGACAGAGCACAAGATGTTTGGCTTTCACAGCTGCTCTTGGATTACGCACGTTTGCTCTTTGTTCAAGCACGCTGTTGTGGTAATCGGAAATCACGAGTCATGGCACACCCTCTATGGCACATGGCACGCCAAGGCTGAACGCTTGAAGCAGGAACAAGGGCTGTACAACCTGCACATCCTTGAGAACTCTTTCGTTGATCTGGAAGGCTTACGCTTCATAGGAGCTACGCTGTGGACAGACATGAACAAGCACAGCCCATTCGCTATTATGGATAGCACGCGTGCAATGAATGATTTTCAGTACATCAAGAAGCTGACGCCTAACGTGTGGCTACGAGAGCATCAACGTAGCCGGGATTACATCAAGCATGTGCTGGATAACTCCGCAGATAAGAAATGCGTGGTTGTAACACATCATGCTCCGTGCTATAATAGTATTTCGCAGCATTATAGGGCAAGCTCCTCCAGCGCCTACTATTGGTCAGACCTAACAGAATTGATGTTTGACAGGGATAATCTACCTCTGTGGGTGCATGGGCATACACACAATGTTAGCGATTACGAGATTGACAAGACAAGGGTGGTGTGCTATCCTGTGGGATATGAAAACTTTAATCCCAATTTTGTGATTGTTGATTTGTAGAGAAGCTGAATTGAAATTTCTGAGGTATTTCTTGACTCCTTAGGAATTGTATGTATAATCACATTACACACTCTTTCTAAGGAGCCTTCCATGAAAACACTTATCGCTTCCATGCTTGTTCTCTGTAGTTCACTGACGTTCGCTGCAGAAAACATCACCCTTGGTGATGTAACATATTTCCCTACAGTGAAGCATTTCCAAGAGAAAAATCGCTATGGGCATGATTGGAACACCGAGACGAATTGTGTGAAGATTGTTCTTGACAATGGCCTCACATTTGGCACAATGAAGAACAGCCACTTCAAGCAATCAACGTTTGCGGGCTATACAGCTCGTCCATTGAAGATCGGGAACGTCTCTGCAGGGGCTTTGGTTGGGTTAGTGAGTGGATATAACAGCAAGGAGATGCCCACTAAGGCTCCGTTGCTTGGGGCTGGAAGCATTCTCTGGCAGGCCACTAAGACACATCACGTAGAGGTGATTGTAGTACCTACAGTGGGCAAGAGCAGTGGGTTTGTTTCTGTTGGCTTTGGGATGAGCTTCTAAAGGAGGAATATGATTACAAAACAAGTGGTGGTGCAATACAAGGATAAGAAGAAAAAGAATGGTAGGCCAGCAACAAGCCTTGTAGAATATGATGCTGAAGACCATCTAACGAATGAATTCATCATCAAGGATGTGTTGACAGCTTTTGCAGGGCAAGGGCAGTCATGTGTTCGTTGTTTTATTGTTGAGAAATAGGAGGAAATTGTGAGCAAAAACAACTTGAAATGGTTCTGTTTCCATCAAAACAATAGTGGTGGCTATTTTATTGTCGATGACAATGTTGCACACCTTGTATTTATACAAGGCGAAAATGCAGAAGACGCTATTGCAAGGTCTGCCTCAATTTTAGAGGAATCAGGGGAGGATTGGTGTGAGTGTTGCGGAGAGCGGTGGTACTCTTATTTAAGCATAGAGGATGGGAAGGATGTGCCACAATATGCAGGCATCCCTCTTTCCGAGATGGCGGCTAGCCTTTTTATCGAGGAAGCTCGCCTCCATTACATTGACGACAAAGTGGAGCGTGTTGTACTACCAAAGAAAGGAAAGAAACCATGAAATACAATGAATGGTGGAAAACAAAAGGAAGCAACATGCTTGGCGACTGCCCCACTCCTTTTCTCAAGGCTACTTGCTATCGTGCATCGAAGGATGCTTGGCAAATGGCATCGTTTGAGGGAAGGCAGAATGCTTCTAAAGGGGGCAAGCTGTACAAACTGATTCGTAAAGTGTTTGGTGCAAATGTAGCAAAGACGATTACGAACAAGATTGCTTATTGGCTGTTTTAGGAGAGAAAGATGAGATTCGACCAATTGAAAGACATTCTTGTAGGGCAGGGGTGGAAGGTGTATAATGATCCCCTTGCGCTAGACTACAAATACAAATACTACGTTTGCCGTATACCAAAGTATAGCAACTATGATTGTACGTGTAACGATAAGCCGCCTCTTTTTTGGGTAAGGTTTAGCAATATGCGCCTTGTATTTCCACACGCTGTGGATGCTATTCATTGTGAAGTGGAGTTGGGTGGGCAGATTGTTGGTGATCTTTGGCCCCGTGTACAAGCTGGAATTTCTCCAGAGCAGCTTACAGACGCACCAGAGTTTGATAGGATTGAACGTATGTTGTGTGCTGCTTGGAACACAATGAATGAGAGCTACAATGTTCCTATTTGAGTTCCGCTGCTCAGATCACGTTCCATACACTGTTGAATTTGTGTATGTAATCTCTGATACAATACAGAATGCACAGAAGAGAGTGCCAAAACCTTACAGTGAATGGGGTGTATTGGGCACAGGGAAGATTAGTAAGTTATCCCCTCAATGGGACGGATACGGGGGCTGAGATGGAGATAGGGGATATTGTCATGGTGCCATGTCAGATTATAGGCAGAAGCAAGCTAGCTTACACAAAGAGTGTAGTGTTGGATTTGCTGCCTATTGAGCGCAGCTCTGGGAAGCACTATGAGAAGAAGGTGGTTAATATGTTCTCGGTGTTGGCATCAGATGTTGATGTATTGGATAAAGGAAAGGATTAGACGTGACATTTAAAGCAAAACTAATTGCAGTGACAACTCCTGTTGTAGAGGGGATTGATGATGCTAAAGAACTTGTAGCCTATTGCGCAAGAGTGAGCAATCCGTCTAATCAATTGAACATGGATACAGCAGACAAGCTCCTGAGTTATCTCGTCAAGTATAAGCACTGGAGTCCGCTGGAGATGGCGAATGCGGTTGTTGAAGTGGAAGCTCCAAGAGATATTGCCCGCCAGCTCTTGCGACATCGTTCCTTCAGCTTTCAAGAGTTTAGTCAAAGGTATCAAGATGTTTCTGCGTTAGAGAATTCCTTCTGTATTCGTGAATGTCGTATCCAAGATACGAAGAATCGTCAGAATAGCTTAGAGATTGACTTGGACAAACCTGACAACGAAGAAGAACGTTTTATCAACGCTGAGTGGAAGAGTATTCAAGAAGAAATTTTGTCTCTTGTGAAGGAGAGATACAAGTGGGCTATCAAAGCAGGGATAGCTAAGGAAGTGGCTCGTGTAATTCTCCCAGAAGGGCTCACTATGTCTCGTCTGTATGTGAATGGGACAATTCGTAGCTGGCTTCATTATCTTGAAGTAAGAATGGAAGCAGGTGTTACGCAGAAGGAGCATGTCATCCTTGCTACTCTTATTGCAGAGCAGATTAACAAAGCCTTCCCATTGAAATAACTCTTGACAAGCCCTCGAAAGAGGGCTATATTACATTCACACATTAGCCACAAGGAGAATAAACATGAGAAATGCCACAATTCAAGATGTTGAAGAAGCACAACGAGCAGGGGCGCTGAAAGAGGATGTGATGTATGGGTTTATTGATTGGAAAGTTCACGGAAAAAAGGTACATGAAGACTTGGCATGGCATATCCAAGACACACTGGCTGACAACAGCGGGGGTGTTGATAAAGTTGTGATAGCAGAAACTAACGATGGGGTGATTATTGATGTAGCTCTATCCAACCTCCGCCCCCTCTCCAAAGGCGGTTCTGCATTCACTCCACGTAAGCCTCGCCCTAAGCCCATCAAGGGAACACGCCCTGAGCGGAAGATTATTGTTGAGGAGTGGACAGAGATTAAGGTTGGGGATGTTGTCCTGTTCCTCTATGGCGCTCGTGGTAAGATTGTAGGAAAGCATCCGGACGGGGGTTTCAATATTAAAACAAGGAGTGGAACTATGGCTTACAACATGAAAGAGTCTATCTACTGTATCATCCTCCCCTACGAAGAAAAAGAAGTTACCTACCAGATTGGAGACAGGTTTGCCAGCGATGTATATGGGCCTCAAATCTTGGCACAATTTGAGGTCAACAAAGTGTCATTGATTAGCCTCCTAGATGGGAATCGCTTTACAGACCCTGTAGCAGTGAAGGCTTTTAGTAGCATCACTCAGCAAGAGTTTGATATGATTTCAGGCGGCGTAAAGTTCACAAAACAAAGCGATAGTGTCAAATAAAAACCAGATTTCAAATTTTTGGAGACAATAATGATCCTGAAGCCAATTGAGGTGAAAGTGATGTACGGAGACACAGACATCTATCTGTACGGCACATTCATAGCAGGAGACGGGCATGATCCTACAAAGCGAGGGGATGCCGTATTTGATGTAGAGCAAGTGGTGATTGGGGAAACAGATGTCACAGAATGTTTCGATCATTTGTTCGTAAAATGTGTTGACAAGCAAGGGAATGTATCCTACACTAACATCATTGAAGAACTTGTTGAACGTAATTGGGATGTTATTGTTGAGAGGGGAATGAGATGAATGACCGTGAACTGTTGGAACTTGCTGCGAAGGCTGCTGGGTTCAAAATCGAAACTTTTTATGACGGAAAAGTTGTACGCCGAGACATCGACGGGCAGCCTATCTATTGGAATCCGCTTAAAGACGACGGCGATGCGCTGCGGTTAGCTGTGAAGCTAGGGCTCGATGTGGAAATGCACGGGTGCCTGACTACCTTCCCCTATGCGGTGGCTTTCGACTGCATGCGGAATATTGCCGAGGAAGAACAGCCCGCTGATGGTGATCCGTTCGCAGCCACTCGCCGTGCAATTGTTCGCGCTGCAGCTGCACTTGCTCTGGACGAGGGAGAAGCGAAATGAGTTCAGCGCGCCACAAGTCCGCACTTGCAAAAGCGAACAAAGAGATTGAATTTCTCCGACAGAGAGTTCAGCTACTTGAGAGCCAGTACGCCGTAGTAAAACAACTTGGAATGTTTGCCGCTCAGAAATGCGAGGAGCTGCTGAGGCAGCAGAAGGGAGAAGAGAAATGAAACACGATCAAAAAGGGTTTATTGACGCAGACACCGCAGCGACAATGCTTGTCGTGCTTGTTATATTCGGAGTAGTAGTCGGCTGGGGACTCGCAGTTGGAGTTCCTTGGCTGTGGGGCGTAATCAAGCCGTTCATTCACGCCGCAACAGGAGCCTGAAATGAAAACAACACCTGAACTACTCGAAGCGTGGAAAGACGCAGCCGAGCGCGCCATAGAACATGGACATCCGATTGATTGGTCAGTAGAGCGCAAGCCAAAACACATTATTCGTGACCTGATCGCTGATCTGGAAGAGGCGCAAGAGCAGCTTGCTTCACCTTTTATGAGCGGCTACGAGGCTGCAAAGGAAGAGTATCGGCCGCAGATAATTGCTGCAGAGGCTGAACTCGCCGCCACGCGCAAGAAACTTGCTGATACTCAAGAAGCTCTTCTTGCAGAGAGAAATCGGCGAGAGCACTTCTTGGAGATGGCTAACGGAATCGGCTGCGATAGTTTGACTGACGTGTTCAGGCTTGTTTCACGCATGACAAAGCAGCTTGCTGAGGCGCAGTCAAGGGACGGCTCGATAGCTCCCGTTGCGGCGATTAAGTTTTCGCTAAAAACCGATTGCGGAGATCAGTTTCTGCGCTGTTGGGTCGAGGGGAGTTTCGACGCTATACGCAGCG